ATACTCCCGAACCAAAGAAACCTGCCGTAACTTATTATAGTCTAGGAATGAACAGTGATAACAGGCTAGAGTTCAAAATGGGCTATAGTGCTATTACTATGAATCATGGCGGTATTACTAATTTGATCGAACAGTTAAAAACTTTCCAAAAACAACTTGCCCAATATGAAGGCATCGAGGAGGAAGAAAATGCTTGAATGGTTTAAGCGTTGGCAATACGAAATTAGTTTTTTTATTGCAGGGTGGTGTGCTTTAGCTACTATCGATTGTCTTACCACAAGAGATTATCTTTGGGCGGCAATTAATGCATTTTTCGTTTGGGTTAATATAAGGTTGGCAAAATGAATCCGTTTAGAGATCAAGAAAAATTTATGAAGGCCTGCGGGCAAACAGTAGATACTTTTAATAAAGAGCAGTTTGCACTTTATGTAAATTTAATCGAAGAAGAATTTAAAGAGCTCAAAGAAGCTATCAATAATAATGATATGGTAGAGACTCTTGATGCATTAGAAGACATTTTAGTCGTTACTATTGGTGCTATCCATAGTGCTGGCTTTGATGGCGAAGGTGGTTGGCGAGAAGTTATGGGCACCAACTTTGCTAAGATTGATAAAGGAACTGGACTTGTGCGTAAGCGTGAAGACGGCAAGGTGTTGAAGCCAATTGGGTGGGTTCCGCCAAATTTAGAACCATTTACAAAGAAAGATGTATAAGTTAAGATATTATTCAACAACCGGACAACTAATGGTAAAGTATTTTGAATCATTGCATGATGCATTGGATTATTCAGTGTACAAAACACCTTTCCAAAGTTTCTACGGGATCGATTTTATAGAGGAAAAACATGCCTAATTTGGTACCAATGGTAGTAGAAAACGAGCCTAAGGGCGAACGTGCATATGACATTTATAGTCGCTTGCTCAAAGATCGCATCGTTATGCTAGACACTGATGTTAATGAACATACATCTAGTTTGATTGTTGCACAGTTGTTATTTTTAGAAAGTCAAGGAAATGAGGACATTACTTTTTTCATTAATAGTCCTGGCGGTTCTGTTACTGCGGGCTTGGCTATTTACGACACCATGCAATTTATCAAGCCTGATGTAGCCACTTATGTTATGGGTCAAGCCTGTAGCATGGGCAGTTTCCTAGCACAAGCAGGTGCCGCTGGTAAACGATTTGTACTTCCAGAAAGCCGTACAATGATTCACCGTGTTAGTTCAGGTACTCCAGGCACACGTGGTAGTGTTCACGTGCAAGAATTACAGTTTGAAGACGCAAAGCGTAGTTTTGAAGAAAGCCAGCGTTTGAATGAGCGCCTAACTCAACTGTATGTTAAGCACAATACTGCGGGCAAAACCTACGATGAAATGTTTTCAGATATGAAATTTGATACATTTTTGAGCGCAGACGAAGCTGTAAAATATGGGCTGGCTGATAAAGTCATCGAAAAACGCCCATAAAGTGCGTATATAATTGGTAGCCGTAGTATACTATAAATAGATATGTCTAGGAGTATACTATGGCCCAAGCACCATTTAACTGGTCCGAACTTGATAGAAGTACCCTGTATTCTATGTTCTACTCGCTTAATACCGAGCTAGTGGGCAAAGAATTGACTCCTACACAGATTCAAAAACATATTTCAGCACACGTAAAAGAACACTTGCCTATCAAAATTAGAAAGTGTATTCATGCTCCGACTACTAAAAAACATATTTTTATGGGCGGGGTGTACTATAGTGAGTTAGACCAAAAAGGTAAACCTGCTATAGAAGTCAACTTCAATTACAATCCTACAGATAAAAAACTTAAGATTACTAAGTATCGCTGGCAACGTATGAGCATTCGTTTTGCAGATGTAATGCTACATGAAATGATACACATGCGACAGTTTCGTGCTAGAAACTTTAAAAACATTCCTGGATATCAAAGTACAGCAGAACTAGCCAAGGACCGTAAGGAACAAGAGTATTACGGTGATACTGATGAGATGGGTGCGTTTGCATTTAATACTGCCTGCGAACTACTTGATCGTTTTGGGTACTATCCAAATATAATTGGCAAGTACATGGACTCAAATGAGTGTAAGCGTCATAAAAATACCTGGTGGTATAACTATTTGAAAACTTTTAATTGGAATCACAACCATCCAATTATTGTAAGAATGAAACGTAAAATTCTTACACAACTCGAAAATGCCTACTTGGGCAAGCCATTTAAGACCAACAACCACTTGACTTATTGATAACTAGACTGTATAATATACACTTATACAGTTAATCATTGGAGTCAACATGAGCGATCCTTGCTACAGCGTTATTAGTTCTTTGGAAGATCATCCTAGTCGTTTGAACAAAGAAGCTATCATTTTAGCACAAGCTGAAATGGGTAATAAGGAATTCTTCGAAGGTTGTCGCCTAGCTCTCGATCCAATGATTACTTTTGGCCTTAAACAAATACCGGAGAAAACAGATGAAGACGGCCCTGGCTTACCTTGGGACAGTTTTACTCTCGCTCTTACTGGTTTCATTACTCGCAATGTCACCGGTAATACAGCAAGGACTATGATTGAAACTATGATGAAATCAGCCACCAAGAAAGAATGGAATGGCTGGTATCGTCGCATCCTTATTAAAGACTTGCGTTGCGGCGTAAGCGAAAAAACAATCAACAAAGTAGTGGAGAAGAAGTATGCTGACTATAGTATTCCTGTTTTTGGGTGCCAGCTTGCTCATGATTCCGCTAATCATGAGACTAAGGTATCTGGAAAGAAACTTATCGAAGTCAAACTTGACGGAGTACGAGTTATTACAGTTGTCCGTGCCGACGGCCGTGTTGATATGTTTAGTCGTAACGGCAAAGAGCTTAACAACTTTCCACATATTGTAGAACAGATTAGTAATGTAATTAAGACAGAAGGGACAAACAAGAATATGGATGTTGTACTAGACGGAGAAATTATGTCTAGTAGTTTCCAAGACTTGATGAAACAAGTGCATCGTAAGAGTGATGTACAAAGCGATGACGCGATACTTAACTTGTTTGATGTGTTGCCTTTAGAAGATTTTGAAAAAGGTATCTATAACAAAGACCAAACTACACGTAGTCAAATGGTTAAGTTCTGGGTAGAGACTAATCAGTCTTTATTGCCCAATGTTACCTATGTTGCAAACGAACTAGTTGACTTGGATACTAAAGCAGGTCAAAAGCGTTTTAAAGCAATTAACCAAAAAGCAATTGATGGCGGTTACGAAGGTATTATGATTAAGGAACCGTTGGCTCCGTATGAATGTAAGCGTAGTGTTGCATGGTTGAAGTTGAAACCATTCATCGAAGTATCTTTGGAGGTTGTGGATGTCGAAGAAGGAACAGGAAAGAATATTGGACGACTTGGAGCGATTGTATGCTCGGGGACAGATGACGGAAAAGAAATACAAGTTAACGTGGGTTCAGGTTTTTCTGATAACGACCGTATTAGCTTTTGGGACTCACGTGATCGTTTACCTGGTCAGATAGTAGAAGTACGTGCAGATGCAGTAACACAGAATCAAGATGGAACATATAGTTTACGGTTCCCAAGATTCAAAGGCTTTAGGGGATTTGTTCCTGGGGAAAAGATTTGATAAGAATTACTATTCATAAGTTTTGGATTTTTGTTGTATTGTTTGTAGGCCTGTTCTATTGGCTAGCCAGTGACAACGACATTCATACTAGAAAATTCTGTGCGTATGGACAAGAGTTTGTTGAGTTCGAACATGATGGAAAAGTTTGGGGGACTACTTTTTTAGATCGTTCTGGAAAACCTGTGGGTTGTGAAGAAGAAGATATTAAAACGGAACCAGTAAATTCATGGAAGAACACAATATAAATTCGCAAAATAACTTTATCATGGGCTGGTATATTGATCCAGCAGTATGTGATAAACTTATAGATTTGCATAAAAACAGTCCAGATGTTGTCGAAGGCATGTATGGCGTAGACAAAGGTGTGCATAAGGATCTAAAAGATTCCATGGACTTGATGATTGAAACAGGTAAAGTTCCATACTACTATTTGAAACATTTATTCAAATGTTTGAATGCCTATTACCTGAAATATCCCTATGCTAAAGTAGATGCTATTGACATCATGGAGCAAACTCAAATACAATACTATCCGCCAGGTGGAGGATTTAAAGTATGGCACATGGAAAAACAAGGGTTGGATTGGCCCATTGTAACTAGGCACTTGGTTTTTATGACATTCTTAAATACTGTAGAAGACGGTGGTGGAACCGAATTCATGTATCAAGGATTAAAGATCAAAGCAGAAAAAGGACTAACACTTATTTGGCCACCTGATTGGACATTTACACATAGAGGCGAAGTAAGCCCTACGGAAGAAAAGTATATCATAACAGGCTGGATTAACTATAAAGCCTATTTAAGGAATTGAAATGCGTAATTATTGGTCATGTACAAAATTTGCAGACTGGGTTCGTGGTACACCTAAGGGTGGCGCAAAAACCAGTGAAGATTGGGATGCTTGGCGAACCGAAGCCGAACAATACAATCCTGTGCGCTATTGGATTGCGGAAGAACTACTTGATGCTATTCAAGGTTTTTTCCTTTACATACCGGAGAGACTAAATGACGTCCGCTACTACATCAACAATCGTTGGGTTTCTAAGAGTCATGCTCTTACTGCCCACCCTCGTGATATCCGCCCTGGCCGTTGGAGTGACGTTGGTAATCGGTTTCTCCCTTGTCTTTTTAACGAACTTGTGGACTTTGTTGAAATCGAACAAGCGTGGCACTATGTAATGTGGAACAGCGAAGAACAGAAGAAGTACAATGTTCCCTGGTACCGTAGTGGTTGGTTGCGTTGGCGGACATGGCGTAGTCCAGAAGCGGGCCTTGCTTACTTAGATTGGGCCAGTACTCTTACTAATGCAGAGTTTCTCGACGATGATAAAAAACACGAAGCCGTTCCAACTTTCCAAGCCAATACTGCTAATGAAATTAAAGAGCTTTACCTCTGGTGGACTACTGTATATCGCAATCGTCCTGAGCCAATGGAAGCAAGTGGCTGGACTGCGTATTGTGAAGCCGCACGTCTAGCCAATGGTGGTCGACTAAGTTTTAGTAAAGACAAAAGTCCCGAGCTTGCTGAGATGAGCAAGGTTGCTATGGACAAAATGCACAAGATGGAAGAGGCTTACGAAGCAGAAGACGAAGCTATGATGATTCGTCTTATCAAAGTTCGTCAAGGTTTGTGGACTTAATGTTTAAATTTAAAAAAGTAGATCGTTTAACAAAAACGCTAATACATACTCAGGCCGAGTTAGACAGGTTTGGTCCGGGTATGTGTTTAGCTAAATGGAAACAAGTGACTGTCCACTTGCCGACAGGGCATACTCATAGTTGCCATCATCCTAAAACTCATGTAATACCTATTGAAGAAATTAAACGCAATCCTAGTGCGTTGCATAACACAGAATTTAAAAAGACTTTACGTAAACAAATGATGACCGGAGGTCGTCCCGCAGAATGCCAATACTGTTGGAATGTAGAAGATAACACTAAAGAATTTAGTGATAGAATACATAAAAGTGCAGATCCTTGGGCGTTACCTCATTTCAAAGAAGTTATAGATGCAGGATGGGAAAAAGATATTGCCCCTAGCTATTTGGAAGTTAGTTTTAGCTACGGATGTAATTTTAAATGTAGTTATTGTAGTCCTGAAATTAGCAGTAAGTGGATGGAAGAAATACAACAGTACGGTGCGTATCCAACCCATCTAAGTTATAATCATTTAAAAATGTTTGAAGATGACAGTAAGATGCCCATCCCAGAACGAGAAGACAATCCCTATGTAGATGCATTTTGGGAATGGTGGCCCGAGCTTTATCCAAATTTACATACATTCCGCATTACTGGCGGAGAACCTTTAATGACCAAGCACACATTCAAGGTATTAGATTATATCATTGCTAACCCTAACCCTAAATTAGAACTTGGCATTAATAGTAATTTAGGAGTTCCAAAAAAGCTCATTAATGAATTTATTAATAAAATAAAAATTATTCATGATACAAATGCAGTTAAAGACCTAACCATTTATACAAGTTGCGAAGCTAAAGGTTCTCAGGCAGAATATATTCGTTTTGGATTAAATTACAACGAATGGATTGAAAATTGTAATTTATTATTAAGCGAAAGTCCTAAGACTAGGTTAATTGTAATGTCGACATACAATGCACTTTCGGTTAATTCTTATACTGAATTTTTATCAGACTTTTTAGAAATTAAGAAAAAATATGTAACACCCGAGCGTTGGGTAGGCATAGATATTCCATACTTACGTAATCCAGAATGGATGACTGTTGGAGTACTGACGGCAGACTTTTTACCGATAACACTCGCTAGTTTAGAGTACATGCGGGACAACAAAGGTTATTATACAAACTACGAAATTGACCGTATGCAACGAGTTTATGACTTGTTCGCATCCTTGTTAGACAAACCAATTCAAGAATTAGAAGTATGGCGTAAGGACTTTGCATTGTTTATGCGTGAGCATGACAAACGCAGAGGAACCGATTTCCTTAATACATTTCCTAATATGAAAGAGTTTTATAATCTATGTCTTGCCTAAGAGTTTATGGTGATAGTTTTGCGGCGCCCGAAGTCGATCAAAAGACTTGGCCTACATTATTAGCAGATCAGCTTTATATGCATTTGGATAATAAGGCTGTAAAAGGTAGCAGTACCGAATACGCTATCAAAACTTTAACAACCGATTTACATAATGGAGTTATTAAAAAGGGCGATGTTATAATTTATGTTCCTAGTCATACTGGAAGATTACATTTTACATACCAAAAAGATCATCCTGAAACTGCCAGCAACTATTTGCACGATCCAAATTTAACTTTGGAAGGTGAACATCCATGGTATTGGAATAATAAACATCATATCGAATGGTGGTTACTTAATTGTGATGATCAACTGTTAAAATTAAATCACGAAGCATACATACAGCTGATAAAAAATTATGCATTAGCTAGACCCGATTGTACATTTTTAGTATTACCTGCTTTCCAAACACAAACAAACATTATGAATGGAACTGCACCTGAGAATTTTTTGAGAGCTGAAATTAACTTTTATAAGATTTCACACGACGAAGTTGGTGACAATTTTGATTATTTCAATTGGATCGAGTTTACCAAAGAAGATCCAAGAGCTAATCATTTAACTTTACCAAATTTAAAACTTTTAGCTGACTTATTAGAAACAGCAATTTTGAAAAAAAATGTAAGTAATATTACTTACAAACAGTTCAAAACTCGAAATATAAGTAAAATTACTACAAAAAAGCAGTATCAAACGTATATTGATAAAGGCATTTTGGACTGCAACACCAAAATACTAGCTAACTTACCTGGTTGACATGCGGCCAGTTTGGCGCTATAATATATACATGTTAAACAAAACAGGAGCAGAAATTGGCTAAAACAGCAACTAAAACCCGTGTAACCAAAAAGCAAGTTATTGCACATCGCACAAAGGCTGTAAAAGATCACAGTCCAGTTTGGGAAAACGTGGAACAAATGGATGCTGAACAATTTCAGCGTCACTGGCACAACGCTATGTCTTACTACCGTTTGGAATTTAGCGGTAAAGATTTGAAGCCCGCAGTCGTCAAATGGATGACTAGTGTTGGCTGTACCAAAGAAGACATTGCGGCTTTTAAGAAAACCAAAGACAATCGTTGCAACACTACAATGGGTGCTATTGCGTCATGCCTATTGCGTGGTATGCCCGCAGTTCGCGCAGACTTTAATCAAGGTCGAGACACTGCCGCATGGTTGCGTGAACAGATTGTAGAAGTTATTGAAGCTGGCAAAAACGACAAAGACGAAGATGAAGTTGTAGAAACTAAACCCTTAGTAGTACAGCCAAGCATTCAGGATCGTGTCAAAGAAGCCGCTTACCGTATGACTGAAGAATTGGAAGATGCCATTGAAGGTTTCCAAAATGATCCAGAAAACTTTGATCCAAAAGCGTTCAAAGTGCTTAACTTGCTCAAGGGCAAACAAGTCAAAGCCGCACATGCTAGACTTATTAAAACCCTCTACAGCAGGGATTTAGCTGAACTTGAAGAGTTAGCTAGCGGACAAGCAGATGAACAGCTTAAAGAGGGCTATAGCCACCGTACCAAAAAGCAAATTCGTAATTTGATTGCGTTTTACCAAGAGATTATGAGTGCTTGCGACATGCTTGCCCAGGAAGCCAAAGTTAATCGTAAGCCACGTAAAACCAAAGTTGTACCTAAGGACAAATTGGTTGCCAAGCTCAAGTACATGAAATCAAACGAGCCTTTGAAATTGGTTTCGATTAATCCTGCTGACATTATTGGCTCAAAAGAGTTGTGGGTGTTTAACACTAAAACTCGTAAATTGGGCAAGTATGTAGCCGCTGAGTTTAACGATTTGGGTGTTAAGGGTACTACAATTACCGGCTTTAACGAGCATCAAAGTATTTGTAAAACACTTCGCAAGCCAGAAGAAAAACTCAAAGAGTTCAAAGCCGCAGGCAAAGTACAACTACGCAAGTTCTTGGAAGACATTAATGCTACAGACACTAAAATGAATGGACGCATTAACGAAGAAACTATTCTTCTTAAGGTAGCCTAAGCAGGAGTTGAGCCGCTATAGCGGCTCAACCAATACTGTGCATTTTGTAAATGTTGTGCAGGAGTTAGTACAATATTGTAAGTATGTGCCGCGGCTATGCTAGCATTAGCGCCAGGACTCGTACCAGTAGCACCAATTACCGGAGTGCTGGCAGGTTTACTAGCTGTCGGTGGGCTTTGTCCAACTAACTGTCCATTTACATACAACGACCAACCGTTGACTGTATCGCAACTTACACTAAGGTAATACCACAACAAGTTCGTTTCGTTTCCTTGAGTTTGAGTTACGTCCCAGTAACTACCAGAACCGTTTTGATGATTACCAGCAGTTATAATATTGCCGCCGTTATTGGCCCAAAATGTGTCATAAGATTCTGCACTACCAAAAAAGTAAGATCCAAACGGAGCAGAAGTTGATCCGTTACCTCGAATTACAATTCCCTTAGTGTAACTGCCGGTAGGCATTATGGCTCCGGATTTACACCAAGCCCAATAATTGCTACTGGTAGTAAAATACGCTGTACTAGTTCCCGAGTTAGTTACAGTAGGCGGCGAGTTGGCTGTCGCTCCGTTGTACCATGTAAATGTATAGTTATTAGGTCCAGTATCAGGCCAGTTATTGCCCGATACATAGTTTTGCATGTCTAAATTAAAAAGCAAACCTGTAGTTACACGTGAAGGAGGAGTAGTAGCAAACGGTGTTAGACTGTTGTATCTGATTGGGAACGGTGTACTTGATACGCTGGTTATGTTCGAACTAGTTACTGTGACAGCGAATGCACTAGTATCATACACTCCTCCTGCATTAAAGTTGAAAGGCAACAACAATGTTGTATAGTTATAATTGTTTGTTAGTCTTATTAATGGCACAGTCGGCGGTGTAAATGTGTTTACATAAACAGGAGATGGATTTTCTGCTGTTGCACTATTAACAACTCTTAAGTTACTTACATAACCTGTTATGTAGTTACTGTTGTATGCACCGATAGTTAAAGTTGTACCAGTACTCGACTGCGGAGTTCCGCTAATAGTTGCTTGCGTATCTTTAACACCGTTTACATATAATGTTATAGTTGTACCAGTACGAGTCATAGCAATATGGCTCCAACTTCCAGTAGATATTGTAGCAGTACTAGTTACATAATTTGCAGACTGACTAATATAATAAAATACGATTTGTCCGCTAGCGTTTGGTCCAAAGCCCCAATACTGAGTGTTACTGTTGTAGGCCATGTTACCTACAAGTGCAGGACCTTGGCCAGCTGAATACCAGCCTGTAAATGAAGTCGGATACACCCAACACTCTATAGTAAAATTATAATTGGTAGTAAACCAATCGAATTTAGAAGTAGAATATGCAAGTGTACAATAAGAACTTGTGCCATTAAAACTTGAACTAGAACTATTGCTAGTTACAGTCCAATTATTACTACTCGAGTCTGTTAATAATCCACCACTCGTTGTTTCTGACATTAGCAATACAGTATTGGTAATTGCAGTTAATGGTTGTGTCGGTGGTGTAAAATTACTTGTATATACTGCCGTGCCATTAACAATTCTAAAATTAGTAATATATCCCGATACACTTTGAGTATTATAAGGTCCGTTGATCCACATGGCTCCATTCTGAGCTGTAATATTTTGAGAGTTTACTGTAATTGGTCCGGCTTGAGCTACTCCGTCAATGTACAGAGTAATAGTGCTACCATTACGAACAATAGCATAATGATGCCAGAAAAACATCGGTGGCGGAGAGGAAGCAAGGTTGGTACCTGTTAAAAATGCGGCACCGTTACCAATGATTACATAAAACTGACTAGTCCCTGTATTAAAATAATACTGGTTTACAGCATGAGTACTTGCAGTAGAGTTGTAGTTCCAAACTGTATCATAAAGCCCACGAGCTGTTTGATACATCCAAAATTCAATAGTGTGATTATTTGTACCAAGAGTAAATGCTGAGTTGGCAGGTATGCTTAGATATGTAGATGTCGATGCATTGACTACTAGGCTACCGCCAGTGCCACTTCCGCCGCCGCCGCCACCTCCGGTGGAACCATTTAGCACACCGGATATAAAAGATAAAGCGCCGGACATTAGGTAACTCCAGTGCCGCTAATATACCATGTAGTAGAAGCTACTTTAATTAATGTAGCCATAGCGTATTGTGCTAGGGTGCGTGTTCCAGTTTGGCTTGTAGATTGTCCGCCCCATTGTAGTGTGTCACTTGTTATTGAAACTGTAATGACTGCACTAGCTATTATATTAATAATTGTTCCAACTGGCAACGGGGTAGTTCCGTTGGCAGGAATTGTAATATTACCGCTTGAATAAATTGTTCCGCCTTGATCAGAGTATGCTAGTGTATAACTGCCCGATTGAGTGTTGATTGGTGTGCCTAAATATCCAGAACTTGATGCAGTGGTAGTAGATGAACTAGTTGGAACAGCATTTACAGTAACAGTTTGTCCCGATACTGTAAGTGTCATACCCGGGCCCGGGTTTACATATAATGTATCAACTGTTTGTGAAGCCGGTATTATAGTGCCGTTTACGTTGAAATTCCTAAAAGCATCGGTGATAACTAGTGCCATTTGCTGTCCTTTTGTACTATTTATTTTAATTTTGAGCAAGGATAAATACTTAAAAGAGAGTTCATCCATGGCCTACGAAATTAATGATAACCTAGAAGTTACTGGTAATGTACAAGTTGATAGCAATTTGTACGTAACTGGCACTATCACAACCAACACTTTTAATGTTCAAAACCTAGTTACACCTAACGGAGCATTGAGTTCCGTAGGGCAATGGGCGTATGGACATGAATCCGATTTGAACGGTAAAGGGTTTAGTTGGGGTTACAGTGAAGGTTTAACCCAGTTAGTTTATCGTACTGGCGGACGTTTGTGGACAAATGGTAACATCGATTTGCAAGCAACGTCTAGCTATAGCATTGATAATATTCCAGTTTTAAGTGCTAGCCAACTAGGTAGTACAATTACAAAGAGTAACTTACAACAATTAGGCGTATTACATGCGTTGCAAGTTGCAGGCTCAGCTAGTTTTGGCGGATTTGCTTTCGTTAATGACAGCGCAAATCGTATTGGTGTTAATACTGCTGAACCTACAGATAGTATCAGTGTTGTAACAAATGGTGTGCAAGTAGATATTGGTAGTAGAGTAACTAATGTTGGTAGTATTGGAACATATACCAGTCACGATTTTGCTATTATTTCAGACAACTTGCCACGCATTACTGTTAAATCAACCGGTGTAGTTAATATCGGTGACCCAATTAACGGCGGTGGTGTATTAAATGTATATGGTACAGTATATGCACAAAGTATTCAAACTGATACACGTATTACTCGTAGTAGTCCTTTACAGTTCAATGCAAGCACTGACAATGCAATTTATGGTCTAGGACTAACATGGTCTGGCACTGGTGCAACACGTCAGTTGATTATGCAAAGCAATCCAGATCGTTTATGGACAAGCGAGCATATCGATATCGGTCCAGGACGTAGCTACTATCTAAATGGACTTCCTGTATTGAGTACAAATGATTTAGGACCTACTATTGTTAACAGTAACTTACAATCAGTTGGTACACTACGACAACTATCAGTTGCAGGCGATACAAGTTTAACTAACGTTACATTAAAGAAACAAACATTTACAGACCAGTTAGGCGGCACACAAACTTTACAAGTTACAAGTGGTGGATTGTTAGGTACAAACAACTTCTCATTCAAACTAGGAACTCAAAAAATACTAGATGTTGATACTACACAAATAACTATCGGTGATCCAGTTATTCAAAGTAATCCACTTCGTGTATTTGGCCCATTGAGCGTTAACATTGTTAATCCAGATCCTACATTACAATTTAGTGTAAACGGAGATGTTAATATTGGCGGCAAGCGTTTTACAAACGGCGGTATGCCTCCTGCTACTGGTGTTTATCAAATTGGAGACATTTGCTGGAACGTTGCTCCAAATCCAGGCGGTGTAATTGGTTGGGTATGTATTGCTAGCGGTACTCCTGGTCAATGGGCAGGCTTTGGACAAATTGCCGCTCACTAAGTTTGACTTCGCTAAATAAATCTGTATAATAACTATATTGCGGACTTAGACGCTCATCCCGCATTATAAACTCTGCGTGTCATTGCTACTTTTAGGAGAAGACAATGGCAAAATTTTACTCAACAAAAACTTACGGAAACGACCGTGGCTTATCATGCTGTTTTAGACAATGGCGTGCCACGCATAGCCACTGCTCGACATTACATGGTTATTCAATCGGCATTAAACTAATCTTCGAATGTGATACACTAGATGACAAAAACTGGTGCATGGACTTTGGCGGACTCAAAGAATTCAAAACATGGGCAGACTATATGTTTGATCACACTTTGGTAATTGCCGAAGATGATCCAATGTTAGATCGATTCAAATTAATGTCAGGTTGGAGTTCAAATCCAGAACATGATAACAATCCAGAACGTGTACAAGTAGAGCCATATCGCAGACAAGGAGTTTGCGATTTACGAATTGTGCCTGCCGTAGGCTGTGAAATGTTTGCCAAAATGGCATACGATAAAATGGCTGAACTTTTAGCGTCTGGTAATATGCGCTATCCTATCAACCCAACAGTAAGGGTCAAATCAGTTGAAGTATTTGAACACGGTGCAAACTCGGCTACGTACGAAGGCTAATTATTTTTGGCGCCTTTGGGCTAAAGCATTAGGTGAAAAAGCAGGCAATACGGACAAGGAATCGGACCGAATTGCTTGCATTCGTACCTTAATTGTGTTATCATATGTACTTACAAACACTTTTATAATCTTAGGCGTCATAAGGCATTGGTAATGAAACGTATAGGCTTCGCATGTAAATGGATCGATCATCCACATCAAACAGACGGTATTGGCAAAGATGACGATGCCAAACAATACAACACAGGCACAACTACTATTTCTTGGTTAAATAGACAGTCAAGAGATGTCGCGGAGCAAAAGTTATGGGACCTAATGGTAGGCAATATCGAAGCAACAAGGCGGTTGGTTGAACGTGTCAGCACCCTCGATGCTCCTCTTCGGATGGTTAGGATTAGCAGTGATATTCTCCCTGCTTATACTCACGCTGACTTTGCTGATTATTGGCGTAAACCTGACGTTGTATCATACGCCGAAACCCATTTTAAGAGAGTGGGCGACATTGCTCGCAATAGCAATGTTCGGTTGTCTATGCACCCTGGCCAGTTTACAGTCTTGGCAAGCGATAACCCAGGCATTGTCGACAGATCAATTCAAGAGTTCGAATACCACACAGACATGGCAAGATGGATGGGCTACGGACAAAAGTTCCAAGACTTCAAAATCAACGTCCACATCAGCGGTAAACAAGGTCCACAAGGCATCCTCAATGCCTACCAGAGATTAAGCCCTGAAGCACGTAATTGTATTACTATCGAAAACGAAGAAAACGCATGGGGGTTAAATGATTGTCTCACTCTTACAGATACTATTCCTATTGTCCTCGATATACATCATCATTGGATTCGTGAAGGAGAGTACATTCAGCCTGGAGACGACCGTGTTAAGCGAGTTGTTGACAGTTGGCGTGGTCTTCGTCCTACTATGCATTATAGCGTATCTCGTGAAGACTATCTCGTGGAACATGACAGGACTACCGCACCTGTTCATGCCCAACTCATTCTAGACGGCTACAAAAAGCAAAAGCTCAGAGCACATTCAGACTTTTACTGGAATCGAGCAACGAATAAATGGGCCTTATCGTTCTGGGATAATTTTGATATTATGTGCGAAAGCAAAGGCAAGAATATTGCTAGCTTCGAATTATATAATCAATCTAAGAACTAGCGTATAGCGTTCACCTATACGTACTTTATTGACATGATGTACATAGTCGATGTCTGCCGGTGCTAGGACATAAGTACCAACTGTGGGTGTAAAAGTACATCCTTGATTTGGGTAAACTAGTTCTCCACCGGCAAAATCTTTATTTAAAAATACAATAGCCGTATGTGTCCACGGCTTGATGCGTTTTACTTGCCCGTTATCCATTATCGAATTATCGGCGTGAGCTTGGTTAAAAGATCCTGCCGGGTAACATAAAAAGTTTGCAATGTCTAAACTGCTTTTATCTATAGACAATCGATTTAATAAGACTGTTACTGTAGGATGATCATTACAATTAACTTTTTTGATTCCGTCCTTCACACCAGTAGATGCAAAATATACCATGTTGTTTTCGCTAGCCAATGGAAGCATATCGTCTATTAAAGACTTGATCTCTTCTGGTGTTGCAAGATTTGGTATTACAGTTATTCCGGCCATGTGTCTAACGGTCCTGTACTTTGTATAAAGAAAAACTGTGTAAGTCGACGTTGCATATTTTTATTCATTCTTGCACCGTGCAACGTACCTGCTGGCCAAGTTACTAGTCTGTTAAATTTATTTTTAACTATTTCAGTTGTTACAAAATTGTCGTGATACTCGTCATGCAATTTTTCAAACTCTTCTTGTGTAATTCGACCTGCTTGTAAATCTTCTTTTGGATTCGTATAATCATTAATAGTTCTATCTATCAATTCTTGACGGCTCCAATTCAATCCAGGTTTTACACGGCATATTTCTATATCACAATCCGGGTCAGGATCGGGTGTTAAAAATACTTGGCCACATAAAACTAGTTTGTAATCTTCTGTAGTTAATCTACAAGCATCGGGATTCTTTCCGTCAATGTGTACCCAATTATGATTAAACACTTCAATAGGGTTGTATTCGTGTTGCATGAAGAAAGTATACATGTGAAGATTTTTGCCATCTAAACCATGCATGTTATAGATAGCTTTTCTGAATTTCCAAAAATGAGCCAAAGATAAATCCTGTAGCCCGACGCTACGTTTGCCACTTCCACAACCAGTTATAGGATAATCGCCTTTTAGTAGTTCGAGGATCTCATTAGGATCTTCGTAAAAATCATCTACTATTCGGATATCACTCATTAGTTGTTTTTGGTTTTCTCGGAGCACGTGGCTTTTTAGGAGCCGGTGTTTCTGCCACTGGCGCTTCAACTGTTTTCTTTTTAGATGTCTTTTTAGCTGAGGTTACTTTTGGACCTTTAGCTGGCTTGCCGTCTGCAATAGCAACAACCTTACCTGCATCATTTACTAAAGGCGTTCCAGCTGGTACCGGTGGTACTTCCACTTTATAAGGTGCTTCCGGTGTTACTTCTGCTGGTTTAATACCAAGTAGTTTTTTAATATGTTTGATTACCATAATAGTTCTCCATAGACGATATTTATCGATATATAATGCATGCAGAAAATACCTTTAGTTACTGTCACATGTTGTAGGGATTTGGCGCTACTTGAACTGCAAGCACAAAGTATTTACAAACATTTAACACCAGGGCACGATGTTTATCTGGTTGTAAACGAAGCCGACCCTTCGGAATGGCATTCAACATTCGATAATAGAATTGCACCGTATTACGAATACCAAAATTTACATGTATTTCATAGATCAGATTTCGATGCACCATGGTCCGATTGGAGACCAGGTTTTACTAATCATTGGTCTAGCGGATGGGAAACACAACAAATATTAAAATTAGCAATAGCACATCACATTTCATCTATAGGATACTTTATACTTGATACTCAAAATTTCTTAATTTCATCTTGGACTTGTAGTGTATCGGGAGAGAAACTTCCTTACAACAGCGGAAAATTTGTCATGCCATTATCAACTTGGGAAACATATTCTAAATGTTTAGGAATTGATATAGGCATGCCTGATGATAATACCATGGCTATATGTACACCTATTTTTCTAAACACTAACCTAGTAAATTCGTTAATTGACTACTTTGGAGGATTATACGAATTTGCCAAGTGGTTTAAAACTATTCCGGGTAAAAGTGAATTCATTTTATACCTGCTATGGGCAGAGAAAAATGGCGGCTTAGAACGATATCATTACAAATCTAAAGAATGGGCAAGTCCATATTTGCGAGATAGCAATACATTTAATCAAGATTTTGATAGCTTTTTTAATTTTATCGGAGAACATGCACCCCATGTATGGGTAAGTGCTAACCATAGGAGTTGGGGAGACATGAGTGACGATCAGTATAAACAGCTTTGTTCTAAACTTAGAAGCTACCAATTGAATCCTAATTTTTTAGATTATAGAAAAAACTACTTAATAAAGTACAGATAAATACACTATGTTCAATTTTATCAAGCATATTACCCTTAATGAAGGCAAAACACCTAAAACCCTGGTGCAAACTAAATTGCCTTATGCTAAAGATGCTTTAGACCCTAGTATTAGCGAAGATACTATACGTTATCATTATGGCAAATTATACAAAGCCTATGTAGATAAATTTAACGATGGCGAAGGCGACGCCGACTTTAATGAAGCAGGTGCGTTCTTACACGATTTGTACTTTACACAATTTCAGAAACCTAGCTCTTCCAACACTCCGGATGGATCTGCTGGCGAATTTATTACCAAACATTTTAAAACTTTTGATAGATTTAAAGAGGCTTTTGAAAAAGAAGCTATGAAAATACAAGGTAGTGGATGGGTATATCTAGCCCGTGATGGCAAGATTAAAACAATTAAAAATCACGAAATTAAGATGGACATTATACTGTTGGTTGATTGGTGGGAACATTCTTTTCAATTCGATTACGGAAGTGACAAAAAATCATATCTCAATAACCAGTGGAAAATTATGAACTGGAATATTATCTCAAGTAGGATTGGTTTAGCTAGAACCGTATAAATATTGCTATGAAAATCTGGGAACTATTAAACGAGGGTGTAAACGATCAATTCTTATATCACGGAGTGCCAGACGGTCCTACTATGATGAAGATATTAAAAAGTGGTGCTTTAAAACCTCAAGAGCCCTTTGACTTTGATCAAGACATGGATCAAGAAAATGGTGAAGAATCTATTCCACGCATAAGTCTAACTCGTAATCAATACTTGCATTTTCCCTACGGGCATGGTGTGGCTCAATTTGTTATAGATAAAAATGCTTTACGTAAGCACGGCTACAAAGTAGTTCCTAAAGTCGGTGCTATGATGCATTACAAATATGAAACAGAAGAACAGGTATTTAAACCTATTCCTATAAAATCACCATTTGTAGTCGAAATCCAATATGATCCTGACTTAAAAATCCCCAGAGGTTTTTTTGATCATGCTCGTGCGACAGGTGTAAAAATTACACCGTGGCGCAAGGAAGGTAAAAATCCCTTAGCTCAATCGACTGATGATACTGGTCCCCAACCGCAGAACGATTATACAGATCCTAAAAAATTACAAATACATGACAACGGATATACCAGCGGTAATCCTCCAAGAAAGACTGCACCTACCGAGTGGTTTGTAGGTTATGAAACTGAGCCGGGAAGTTATACCTTGATAGGTCCTCGCAGTAAAGATAAAGCGTATATACAAAAACTTTACCCGCAACTCAAAGATAGAGTTGCTAAGAAATTGGATTTTTCTGGACTTATTCCAGCTGATCAATATAGAAAAGAATGGAAGCGTGGATATAGTCAAATACATCCGGGCGATCCGGATTATAAAAGCTAAAGTTGGTCAAGTGTCTTAAGACTGCTTGCTGGCATATCCCAAACTTTTCGAGATTCTACGCCCTTTGATTGGGCAAATTTTTTAACATCACAGCACCCACAAACATGATAATAATTGTTGTTTAAACGATTAGGATCCATCGCCCCTTTGTCGCGGTGAAACACTTCCTGGCAACTATCACAACGAAAGATTACCACTCTTTTTTTGCGGTTATATGTATGTACGTTACCCTTTTTACTGGTACGCACATAGAAGTTTTCACGGAATTCAGTACCAATATACATAATTGTATTTACATTAAGGTTATAAAATACCTTTGATAAATATCATATCGAGGGCAATTATGATTACTATTTCCGAATCTGCAAAGACAAAAATCAAAGATATTCTACTAGAAGAAAACAATCCCAAAGTAGCACTACGTACTTTTGTACAAGGCGGTGGCTGTAGCGGATTTAGCTACGGTTTTACCATTGACGAAGAAGTCAACGAAGACGATTTTGAAATTCCTTTAGACGAATTTCGCGTTCTAGTAGACAGTATGAGCATGCAATATCTGCAAGGTGCAGAGATAGATTATAAAGAAGAATTAATGGGCAGTAGTTTTACTATAAAGAATCCTAACGCAACAACAACATGCGGCTGTGGTTCCAGCTTCGGAGTTTAATAAATGACACAAAAAGTAATTAATACAGGTATCCAAGGAAATGACGGTACCGGCGATAGTATCCGCGAATCTTTTATCAAGGTTAACCAGAATTTTACAGAACTTTATGCTGTTTTCGGTCTAGGTGGTGCTTTAACTCTTGGAAGTTTGTCAGATGGTACAGTATATACTGCTAATCAATTGATTGCAGGTAGCACCGACGGAACTAAATTAAGTGCAAGAACATTAACTAGTAATGACAGAACTGTTAATATTGCGTTTACTTCGACAGGTATTAACTTATCAACTACCGCCGCTAAATTAGTTTCTGACACAAGTCCAACATTAAATGCGTCTATGAACGTGGCGCACAACTATGTTGGTAACTTTGTAGATCCAAGCCCAGCAGTTGTTAATTCATTTAATAATTTATACACTGCTGATAATACTTCATTTGGCCAACTTCCAGTTACAGTTAATTATGGTATTAATCATTACGTTGCCGGTGTAGCAAGTAATTTGTCAACAGTATCTGTTGGATCAGGTGTTAATAGTACAAAAGCAGGAACATACACAGTATCAGCCGCTTTGAAAACTCGAGCTCAACCTAGTTTACCACAAACTGGAGATGCAGATTATAACTCAAGTTTAACCAGTAACTACCTAGCTACCGAAGTTATGCAACGTAAAGATGTTGTATACAGAGGCGGCGATACAATGACTGGTCCGTTAGAACTAAGCGACCATCCAACACCGTTGTCAGGACAAGGACTTATTAATACCAGCAGTGATTTGCAAGCCGCTACAAAATATTATGTAGATAATAGCACATATTATAGTAACGTAAACTTGTATGTAAGTACTAGTGGTGACGATTCTCAAGTTCATGTACCAGCTGGACGTAATGGACGCGGGTGGCAGTATGCTTATAAGACTGTTGGTGCGGCCGCATTACAAGCACAAAACTTAATCAGCTTGTCACAATTAGAAGCAGGTCCATATCGCCAAACAATTACATATACTATCAATCAAAGTCAGACTCAGTCGTTAGTGACATCTGCAACTGCTACTGGCGGTAATAGTGCCAATACTGTATACACTAATGCACAAAGTTTATTAGAATCAAATAGAACATTTATTCAACAAGAAACTATTGCATATATCAATAGCAAGTACGTTAACACATTCAGTAGTACAGGTTACTACAGCATTCTTAAAAATATTATCGATGCTGTCGGGTATGACTTGTTGTTAGGTTCTAACTTCCAAAGTATTACTCAAGTTAGCTCATTGTTCAATCCAACACTTGCTAACCAAAACATAATTCAAAATCAATTAGCACAAATTACAGATGCTATTGGTTACATTCAAACACAGATTGGAACTTATTCTTATAGCAGTAGCCTAGTTCAAAAATATATTAATCAAGTTGTTACAGCATTAGAAAACGACCTAGCCATCGGTAGCAACTTCCAAAGTACAATGGTTGGTTTAAACTTTGCCCACTACGGTACTGGTCTGAATACTGCTGAAATTACCTATGCATTAACAAAATTACAAACTAGAATTTTAGCAATCACCGTCGGCTCTAGTAACTTTGCAACAGCATATCCAGATGCGGCTAATTCGATTACAGCCAACATTGCACTTATTAAGAATTTAGTAAGTGGTGTTAGTGCTAGTACTCCGACCTATCCTTCTAATTCAAATACAACTGCCGAGCAAGTTGTTATTAAACAATTATTGTTAAACAATATTTCATTTATTCAAGCTGAAATTGTTGGATATCTAACAGCTAACTATTCAAGTTTATCTTATAGTCAAACAACATGCCAACGTGACGTACAATACATTGTATGGTCTTTAGTGTATGATGTAATGTACGGTGGTAATAGCCAAAGTTTATACGCAGGTATGCAGTACTGGGGTTACAACTATACCAACGGTACTTTACAAATTCAAAGTACTGAATTAACTGCGACAATTAATGCGGTTAATTACCTTAAGACTCTTGTTAATAATATTGTCATCAATAGTCCGTTAGGTACTACAGCTAATACTACATTGTATCAAACAACAATTCCACAATACATCAACAAAACATTAACTGGTGTAACATCTGGTGATACTTTAGTTAATAGTGTTATTGCTAATATTGCTTCTATTCAAACAATTATCAGTGATTCATCAGAAGCTATTGCACAAACTTACTACAATGCAAATTTATCAAACCCAAGTATTAGTTTCTTAGGCAGTGGTACAGAATTATTTCTTGCTTACAATGCAATTATAAGTCAAAATTCAAGTGTTCCATTTAGTGGTTTAACAATTAGTGCAGACTTAGTAAGTCCAAACTTTACAGTTATTAACGATACCAACGTTACCAGTACACTTAATACATTGTTTACAACACTTAATACATTGTTAACATATGGTCCTAACGGAACTACCATTACAGGAAGCCCATCTCGTCCGACTCCAACATTATCGAGTACACCATTAGGTGCAATTACTGGATATGTTGCGGCCGCTACTGCTATTAACTTAAATGTTGCGTTCATTGCAGAAGATGCATGGCACTATTTTGTTAGTCAATATGGTGCACCTAGTATCGGTGCAACACAATTCCAAAATGCAATGAAGTATATTGCAGAAGCGATTGCTTATGATATAACATATACAAATAGCAATGTTAATTCAACTGCGGCAACTGTATTTGCGGCACAACAAGCATTGTTATATACAAGTGGAAGCACAGAAGCTACATACATGTATTTGACTATTAAGAATCGTATGTCTTACGTTGTGTCTGATATTGCTTCTGGTCAAAGTATTTCTGGTGTATTAGGATTAGTTCCTGGATATACATATACGAACACACAAACTTCTTCTACTGGTAGTAGCAATGCTTCTACTCAAATTGGTGCATTGCTAACTATTGCTGAAAATATTATTAACAGTTCAGGTAGTACAACTCCTGCACTCCCAAGCGTATTAAGTTACACCAATGTTGAATTTTATCCTGCATTCTTAATTATTGAATCAAACGATGCTACCATTGCTAGCTCAGTTGTAAGTTACTTAAATGGAAAATACACTGGCGGATTTAACTACAACCAATCGCTATGCTATCGTGATGTTGGCTATTTGGTTGATGCATTAGTTATTGATGCTATTACTAGTGATTCAAACGCTGGTATTACAGCTAACTTCCAAAGTGTAAACGCTGGTAAAGCATATTATAAAAATGCTTCTGCACAAACTATTGCAATTGGTACACAACGAGTAGAAACATTAGATGGTCTGAACTTTTCATTTCAATTGATGCTACAAGTGTTAAATCAAACACAAGCATTACGTTATCAATCAGCTGTCACACAAACACCTTATGATTCTACAAAGACATCGGCAGTTGGTGCAATAACAAACATTACTGGAAACTACAACACATTCTACAGTATTATTACTAATGGTTATGGTAGTGCGCCTGCTACTCCTAATTATGGAGATGGACTATATCAAATTCAATTTAGTAACGGTGGTCGCGGTTACGTTGACCAAGGTACTCCAGGCGACGTACACATTCTTCCAGGTAAGATTTTAATCGGCGGAACTAGTGGAGCACAAGGTGTTATTGTTTCATACACACCTGGTACTACACAAAGCTATGATACTATCTATGTTAAGATGACACAGCCTGGTTTCTTTGTAGCTAACGAAACATTAGACTTTGGCGAAACAGTTGCTAATCTTAATATTACTATTTTTGTAGAAAGCGGTATTTACTACGAAGATTTCCCAATTAAGATTCCAGCAAACGTTACAATTCGCGGCGATGACTTCCGTCGTACAATTATTCGTCCGTTAAATCGTATCAGTCAAAGTAACTGGCGTAGTGCGTTCTTCTACAGAGATGTTGTTGTTGATAACTTACTAGTTGGACAAATCAACTTCCCAAGTTTAAATCGCGGCGGTGTTGATTATGCATCTAGTGATTCGATTACAATCAGTGCAACAACAGGTTATATTACAGCTACCTTGTCAACAACAAATGCGTTAACAAGTTGGATTGGTTTAATCTTAATGGTAGCAACTAGCGACCCGTATGGTACTGCGGCCAAGGCTGTTGTTACTAACGTTAGTGGTAATATTTTATATTGTACAGTATTACAGGGTTATCCTTTTGCAAATTCTAATGTAAGTCCAAATGTACTAGCAGGCGGTTCATGGCACTTGTACAACGGTTTACCTTATGGACGTCATTACTTGACCGACCCAAGTAACTTCTATTCAACACCATTGAACAACAAACAAATCGATATGTTCTTGGTAAACGATGCTACTCGCGTTAAGTTGATTACCGGCCAAGGTCATGGTGGATTCATGATGGTACTTGATGCCGAAGGGCAGATTAAGACCAAATCACCATATGCTCAAGAATCTGCTAGCTTTAGTGGCAGTATTAATGAGCCAAGATTTGCTGGTGGACAGTTTATTGACGGTTTCTCTGGTCGTTTATATGGTAACATTATTAGCATTGGTGCCAATGCATCTGGTACTAACGGTACAAGTTTAACTGTACAAGGTTCAGCTAACACTGGTTTAGATGTTCGTAAACCACAAGTACCTTGCAGTTTCTTTATTCAAGGTATTCGTTATCAAGTTAACGATGTTGCAAGTTATTCACAAAGTGTAACTGTTGCAACAACAACTTATGTAAGTGGCGGTGCAAGTGGTGCAAGTACTATTGTTGTTGCAAGTGCAAACAACATTGTTGCTGGTCAATTAGTCACTGGTACTGGAGTACCTGCTTGGACATACGTAAGTCCAAATTACACAGCAGGCAGTACAACAATTCAGTTGACTACTAATTTAATTGCACAAGCCGCTGGAACTTATACATTCAGTGTTCCACAAGTAACTGTTACATTAGATAATTCAACTCCATTCTATCCATTAACTGCGTTTGGTGGAAGTTTTTCAACATTACAGACAATTTTAAACAATCTTATCAATGCATTGGCATATGATAACGTGTTTAGTACAAATTATCAAAGTGTTAAACAAGCTCTAACATTATTACAACCTCAGTATTCTTACACTGGTTTACAATTAGCATTGTTGTTACAGTCTATATCTTATACTGGATCATTAATTGCTGGATTGACTAGCCCAAGTGTTAGTTCAAACGGCCAAACATCTGTTGCAAATAATATTAGTACAATCCTTAATATTCTTAACAATGGTGTTGCCGCAGTTCCTACTATTACTTGGACATCTCCAGTAACAACTTCTTATAATACTGCTTACCAAGTTAATGCTAAAAATATCTTACAAGCAAACAAAGCATTCGTACAACAAGAAATTACTGCTTGGATTAATGCAAACTACAATGTAAGTACAAACACATACTATAGTGCCGCAAAATCACAACGCGATATTGGTTATATCATCGATGCATTGACTTATGACATCATGTACAATAACTCAAGTGGTAACAGTAACAGTATGACTTACGATACTGCTATGAGTTTTTATAGTAGTGGTACATCGTTATTAACTGGTACACAGTCAATTTGTGTTGCCTCTTATGCTCGTCTAAGCACAGTACTACAAGCAATTTTATTAAACACACCAGTTACTCCAACTGCTGGTAATAACGTTGCTCAAATTACAAACTTAACTGCGGCAAGTTCTACTGAAGTTTCAAGAATTTCTACACTAGTAAGTCAATTGAGTAGCTATGTAAGTTCTGGTTCATGGGGTTCTGTAACTCGAAATGTTCCTACTTACACAAGTCAAACATCAGGTCTTGTCACCGACTTTACAACTATTACTGGCAATGCTTCAACTGCATTAGTAACACCAACTGTAACATACATTTCTAATGGTGGCAACTTACTAATCAATTTTGAAACTGCTGGTAACCGTAGTATGTTGGCTAACGACTTTACACAAGTTAACGACTTGGGTTATGGTGTACTTGCTACTAACAACGGTTTAACTGAACAAGTTTCAACATTTACATACTATTGCCATACTGCATATTGGGCATTGAATGGTGCTCAAATTCGCTCTGTAGCTGGTTCAAACGCTCAAGGTGACTATGGTTTACGTGCATCTGGTTACGATTTAACACAGTTGCCAAACATTGTTACTCTTGCAAATGACCAAGTGCAAACTGCTAGAATTTACAAACAAGGTATTACTTTGTCTTATATGACCCCAACTAGTAGTGTTCCTGCATTGAGCATTTGGGTAACTGGTTACAAATATACTCCTTACAACAATTCGGAAGTTGAGATTGACCATACGTTACAAGGCGGTGGCGTTACAAGATATCTAGTTTCATCAATTCAACATACTGGCATTGAAGTTTTAGTTAACGGAACAAGCCAGGATGTACTACAACTGACATTTAGTACAACTGGTCAGTCAAGTGCTACCGGTTTACAATATGCTGTTTACGACGGACAACAAGTAACTATTCGTGTACTTCAAAATCAGAAAGTATTGAATGTTGCAACAGTTCATCCAACTCGACCAAGTACAAGTTTACAATATTCAAGTAACTTAGCAAGTATCTATCGTATTATCACTTATAACCTAAGCGAATCAACAGGTGAAACTTTAGTTGGTTTAGGAACTCCTTTCATTGCTGTTGTTTCTGCAGGTAGTACATCAAGTTCTGTTATTCAAGTAACTAACCCTACTGGAACTATTGCAATAGGCCAGTTAGTAACTGGTTCTGGATTAAATGGTACATATACTGTCTATGCTGTAACACTAGTAAGTGGAACAACTTATGCAGTTACATTAACAAGTCCGCCTGGATCGAATCCTATTGGACAAACATATACATTCCAAGCTCAGACACTAACTACTTCAATTATTCAAACAGATAGTTCATTTAACTATTTCCAATTATCTAGTGACCCAGCAAACGTTATCAACGCTGATCCAACTGCATACTCTTCTGGATATGCAAAAGGCACTTGTGTTAGCTATACTGTAAGTGCTGGCCCAACTTATACATTAGTTGTAGCAATGTCAACAGCACCAGTTGTTGGCCAAGTAGTTGGTGGTTTAGGATTAAACGGGAACATTGTTGCAACTGTATCTGGACCAAGTGGCGGTAACTATACTGTTACCTTAAGCAAGGCCGCAAACACTACAACACCTCCAGTGGCAGGTGTTCCAATTTGGTTCACTAACTACACACAAGGTGCAACTATTGGCGATAATAAGATTGCTATCACATCTATTGCAAATAGTGCAACTATCAGTCAAATCAATAACGGATCATATGTAACTACATGGGGTGGTCGTGTTCACAGAATTACGGGTTATGTTGGACCGTTATCAACTGCAACTGCAACTTATGTAAGCGGTGGTACATCAACTAGCGGTAGCCCAACTACATTGGTAGTATCTAGTGTAGGCGGAACTATTATTGCTGGAATGGTAGTTTATAGTAGCGGCGGTTATACTGCTGGTCAAACTGTTGTTGGTACACCTGTATACAATTCATTAACAGGCCAAACAACCATTACATTGAGTGCTACAGCTAACATTGCTGGAACTCAAACTGGTACTATCTACTTCTCACAAGTTGTAAGTTCAGTAACAGGATTGCCTGTTGCATCAAATGCTTATTTAATTATTGATCCAAACTCAACACTTAATTTAGCGTCTAACGGTTTAACTCCTGCGGCTCTAACTTTTGCAGGAGCACAAACAAGTGTAAATGGAACTAGTTATGAATTTGTAACATATAATGTACCTAATACACAAACCAATGCGGCTCCAACTCCAGTCTTACCTCCCGTAGACAGCTGGTTAACAATTAGTGGTAGCTCATCTGCTCCATTTAATAATACAAATGCGTATAATATTAATTTACCGGTACAAGTAGTTGGTGCAATTAGCGTTACAACTATTCAAGTTCCAAGTACAGCTGGATTAGCAGTAGGTATGATTGTATCTAGTACAACGCCTAATGCTATTATTCCTCCTAACTGTATTGTTCAATCAGTAAGTTTAGACACTTATACATTTACTGTAAGTCCAGCAGTTTGGATTCCATCAGGTGGAAACATTACTGCTCAATTCCCAACAACTGTTGCAAGTATTCAAGTTATCAATGCTGGTGCTGGTGAATATGCAACTGCTCCAACTATTACTATTGCGTCTCCAGGAAATGGCGGTGTTCAAGCTACTGCTACTGCTACTGTAACTAATGGTTATGTTAACGGTCCGTTACTAACATTAATTAACGGTGGTACTGGATATACTGGTGTTCCAACTGTTACAGCAAGTTATGGTACTGCTACATTCCTTGCAGTATTATCAAGCAATACTGTATTCAGTCAGACAATTACCGCAGAAACAGGTAATGCAATTAGTACAGTAAATCAAGTTACTGTTGCATATCCTGCTACATTATCTAATACAATTACTGGAACTGCAACTGCTGTTGCGGCAAGCGGCAATGTAATTACATTAAGTAGTTCTTCTGGATTATCTGTTGGCAACCAAATTATCTTTACTACTCCGGTAAATGGAAGTGCATTGGGTAATCTTGTGTCAGGAACACCTTACTACATTTTAAGTGTAGGTGTTGGTTCTATTACAATCAGTGGAACACAAAACGGCACAGTATTCAGTCCGTTATCAACTGGAACTGCTACTGGTACTATGAACTTTAGTGCTACTGCGTTTACATTTGGTACTCCATTTGCAATTAGTGCCGCAAGTGCATCGGGTTCAGGAACAAGTACATACGCTGTAACATTTACTGTTGCATCAATGAATGTAGTTAACGGTTCTTATTATCGTGTCTATGGTAGCAGTAATCCGTTGTTCAATGGAACATGGCCTTGTACTAGCACAACTAACACTGGTGTAAACACTATTGTTTTAACATATCCAAGTAATCCTGGATCATTCACTGGCACAGCTTATGTAGCACTAGAAACAACTACAAGCTCTAGTTCAACACTAGGTATTGGTAGACCATTTAGTTTAACTGCAAACAATTCACTTCGTGTGGGTTGTAGTGCTGGTACTACTGGACAAATTATTGTTAATATTAGTACTTGCCGTGTAACAGGACACGACTTCTTAGGTATCGGTACCGGTGGTTATAATACAACTAACTATCCAAATACAATTTACGGACCACCTTCATTGTCTGCTAACCCTGCTAACCAAGTATTAGAAGAAACTGTGGGTCGTGTATTCTATGTAAGTACAGACGAAAATGGTATCTTCCGTGTAGGTCGATTCTTTACAGTTGACCAAGGTACTGGTACTGTTACATTCTCAGCGTCAATTGCGTTGAGTAATTTGTCCGGGTTAGGATTTAAACAAGGTGTTGTTGTTACTCAGTTCTCAACTGACGCAACAATGAACGATAACTCGACAAGTATTGTTCCAGTTCAAAGTGCAATTCGAAGTTACGTCGATTATCGTTTGGGTGTAACACAAAGTGGTGCTCCTGTATCAGCCGCTAACTTAATTAAACCAGGTTTCTTACCGTTGAATGGTATTTTGCCAATGAGTGCAAACTTGAACTTGGGTAATAATACTATTAACAACGTTGGATTGCCAATCAATGCAACTGATGCAACAAACAAACAGTATGTTGATGCAATTAACTATCTTGCACAACAAAAAGATGTAAACATCAATAATCCAGTACCTGGAAATATTCTTGTTTACGATACAACTACTGGTTATGTTTCAGCAACTGCTACAGGTGTGAACACAATTACTTTAGTAGCAAGTGCAAATAGTACTGTTTCAACATTAGAAGTTGGTGATACTATTATATTTGCCGGTACTTCACAAGGTGGTGTAACTAACGGAACTTATTATATTACAGGCATTTCTGGTAATAATATCACAGTAAGTGCCGCATTAGATGGATCTACTTTTGCTGTTACTGCAAACTATACAGGCGGTTCAGGTGGATTTACTTGGACTTCAAGTCGTTGGAGAAATATTTTAGTTCCTCAAGGTACTGGTAGTTCGGCTGTTACTGGCGGTTCAACAACTGCCGGTACTGCAACAATTACTTACACTTCAGGTTCAACACTATTTCCAATTGGGTCAACTGTAGTTATAACTGGTTGTGTACCAATTACATACAATGGTATCTTTACTGTTACTGCCGCAAGTGCAGGTAGTGTGTCATTTGCAAACAGTTACTCAAGTGGTTCATTAACTGCATACGGTACAATCATTGGTAATAGTGTTTCAATCAGTTATAATGGCGGTGCTGGTGGTTCGTTAACTAGTGAAATTAATAGTAATAGTATTGTTGATTCAATGGTTATTAGTACTGCTAATATCCAACAAAGTAAGTTATTGTTAAATGTTCCGGGCGCTACTTACACAACAACTGTTGAAAGTACTGCGGCTAGTGCAAGTCCAACTGTAATTAGTAATGGTACTACACTAAGCTCATATCCTACAGGAACTCCGCAACAGATACAGGCCGCAAACGGCCTAGCAAGTTTCAATAGTGCGGTGTTTACACAAACAAACGGTTGGGTAAACTTACAAAATGCTTCTAATGCTAACGGAGATGGCACAGGTAATTACAAAACTGGTATTCCGCAAACTGCATTACAGTTCATGTCGGCAGGTACAGTACTTGGTAATTTAACAGGTGTTGCTGGTAATGCAAATCCAACATATCCACAACCAATTTCGTTTGCTAATATTGTAACAAACGGTAATGCTGTTACTAACCAATGGTTTACTTCAACAGGTATTATGACTGTTAGTAGTGTTTCAACAGGAACATTCAACGGTTCGACAGTATCTGGATTAGGTAACCATTACACAACAACAAATATTACACAGTCGGGTGGTTCTAATCCACACGCCGCAAGTAGTATTGTTCAAACTGGTACCGATGGCACTATCGACGTTGCTGGTTTGAATTTAAACAGTTATCCAACTGTGTCATTAAGTGGTACAACTGGTGTATTCTTTACTACCCCAGGTTCATACAACTGGCAATACATGAGTGTAAGCGGTTCATCTAATCCAAGTGGTACTATCCAACTTGGTTCAGGTGGTTACATTGACACATCATCAAGTAGTGGTTTGTTTGTTAACTCAATAGTTGCTGGTGGTGCCAACCCAAGTAGTAACCCTGTTGCTCCAGGCGGAACAGGAAACGCTGGTAGTGTATATGGTAAGGCAACATTCGAAGGACAGTTTAGTCTAGTTGGTGGATCTACAATGATTGCCACATACTCAGCTGACTTGGCAGAATACTACGAAGGCGATGCAGAGTATGATGTTGGTACTGTTGTTATCTTTGGTGGTGATAAAGAAATTACTACTACAACAACTATCAATGATACAGCATTAGCTGGTGTCGTAAGTAGCACAGAAAAAGCGGCCTATGTCATGTATAGCGATTGTCCAGGATTGAAAAATCTCGTTGCACTAGCCGGACGTGTTCCATGTAAGGTTGTTGGTCGTGTTAAGAAAGGCGACATGTTAACAACAAGTGCTACAGCTGGTTATGCTGTTAAAGCACTAAATCCAACACTAGGTGCTATCATTGGTAAGGCACTAGAAGATAAAGATTACGGTGAAGCCGGAATCATTGAAGTTGCTGTAGGGAGAAATTAATGGCACAACAAACAATCAATTTAGGAACTACAGCCAACGATGGCAAAGGCGATCCTTTACGTACTGCGTTCAGTAAAGTAAACAACAACTTTAATGATTTGTATCCTCAGACCACACCTCCTACACACAGTATAGGTAAATCTGGAGATACTGCTGGTATGATGGCGTTCGATGGAACTTATATCTACTATTGCACAGCATCTTATACCACAGGAACAGCTAATATTTGGGTGCGACAAACATATCCAAGCGGAACTTGGTAAATACTAAAAGAGAGCGGCAAATATGACAACAATTCAAACAATCAACATCGGATCGTATGCAAATGATGGCACAGGAGATGACTTACGTACCGCATTTAACAAAGTTAACAGCAATTTTGCATTATTACAAACTGATTCTGGAATCGCAGGCGCGACAAACGTAGGATCAGGTGTTGGCATTTGGGCCGATAAGAATTTATTAAACTTAGAATTTAAAAGTCTAACTAGTACTGGTAATAGCGTTGCAATTACTAGTACAAGTACAACCGTTAATTTAGAATCAAGTACAAAATTATCTAACGATACTTCCCCAACTGCTGGTGGTAATATCAATTTAAACAATCATTACATATTTGGCGGTGATACAAAAACTACTGTATACGGATATGATCCTCGTGTTGATACTGTATTATTAGAATTATTAATGGATACCAACAACTTAACAGTTGATATGGGTACATTTAATTCTCCAACTGGTTACGAAACTAATCCTGTTGTTACTTACACAAGTGGTGGTAGTGGCGGATATAGCTGGGATTTTGGATCTGGATTTTCTTTAATCAACAATAAGATTAATTTTGGAACATACACTAGCTCCGATCCTATTCAAGACGCTAAGGATCATCAATTATCGTTAACAGGTAACCTTACACTATCAGGTGGCCATAATCTTACATTAACTGTTTCAGCTAATTCTCAATTAACATTACCACAAACTGGTACTATTGCATCTTTAGGAAATAGCCTAGGACAATTTGCCAATACTACTAGTTTAGGATTGTACAGCATTATGACAGATCCTACCGGTACTGGTAGTCTTGTTTTTGCTACTAGTCCTACTATTAGTGCTCCTACGTTAACTGGACATCCTACTATAGAAGGTATAACTAGTACTGGCGCAACTGGTACAGGTAACTTAGTATTTTCAAATACTGCTACATTAAATTCGCCATCGTTAACAGGTAGTCCTGTTATTGGCGGTGTTACGTTAACTGGTGCAACTGGTAGCGGTAATATTGTTTTTAACAATGGACCATCGTTTTCTGGAACTGCGGCATTTACTAACATATCGACATCTGGATTAACATTAAGAAATGTTAATTTCATTGCAGTTGGTAGCACAAATACGTATGCAGTGAGTACTACAACCAGTTACAATGTGCTAGTAGTAAGTGCTACAGGGTTAACTGTAACTGTAACTATGCCTCCAAGTCCAGTTGACCAACAACTATGTAGCTTTACCGTTGCATCTAATACTATATCAACACTTAACATGACTGCCGGTCCAACAGTTATACCTCCATTTACAGGTACTAATAACGTGACATCAGGAACAGTATATCAATATGTATATCGTGCAAGTACAACTACTTGGTACAGAAACTAATAATGGAGCATAATTAATGCCATTAACAATCTGGACTCAACCTTCTGGATACACATTTAGTAATAATGGGCAACCATTTTTAGAACAAGTTGCGTTGAATATTGCATTACCGGTTGTTAATGATACCGGTGTAACTTACTCTGTAATTTCGGGTAGTTTGCCTGGCGGATTACAAATTGTCGGTAATCATATTAAAGGAAATCCGTTTGCAGTTAGTAGTGCAACAAATTATCAATTTTGTATTAGAGCAACTAAAGGTACGGATTTTGCTGACCGCACATTTAATTTAAAAATAAATGGAACAAATCCTCCAACATTTTTAACCAGTGCTGGAAAACTTCCAATTGGTCCTTCAAAACAATTATATGCATTGGATAGCACATACGTCAGTTATCAAATCGAAGCGTTCGATCTTAACATAGCATTGGGTAGTAATTTAAAATATTTTATTGCATCTGGCGACGGTGCATTGCCAAAAGGACTTACACTAAGCAATACAGGTTTAATTAGCGGATACGTCGAACCACAACTAATCTTAACCCCAGAAGCAGGTACTGGTGAATTTGACCAAGCATATTACGATAATGCTGGATTTGACTTTGCTTTAATTCCTACTGATGGTTTTGATAGCTATCAATACGATGATGTATTCTTTGATTACAATTTGCCAAGTACATTACCAAAAAGTCTAAATGCAAATTATCAGTTTAGAGTTACTGTAACAGATGGCGTTGCATTTGCACAAAGAGTATTCAGTATATTTGTTATCGGTAGTGATCAATTCCGTGCAGACAGTACAAGTTATGACGGCTTTGCAGGTAACTTTACAGCAGACTCCACATTTTTAAGAACACCAGTTTGGTTAAGCGATACTAGTTTAGGTATTTTTAGAGCTAATAATTATCTAACAGTTCCAGTATTACTATATGACAACACAGATGTTTTATTTCGTTTAGAAACAACTAACTGTGAAGTTTATGCTGTAACAAAACGTGTGTCATTGGCTGATAATATTGCTGGAAGTTATACCGTAACTGTTACAAATTTGTCAACTACTCCGAGTATTGGACAATATTTTACATTCGATAACTACGTTGAAAATGCAACTAGTCAAACATATCAGATTGCCAGTGTTACAAACTTAAACGATGGTTATTATAGATTAACAATTTCTACCCCATTGGCAATTAGTTTGCCAGATCTTATAGCATTTTATATTGGTACCCTAAGTGAATTACCCCAAGGTACACAATTTGATATCAACACCGGTGAAGTATATGGTACAGTTCCTTATCAACCAGCTATCACTAAAGTTTATACATTTACTATCACTGCTACAAGATTAAGTGCAAACGTCAACGACGAAGTTGTAAATCATAAAACATTTACAATTACAGTTCTTGGTAGTGTTACCAGTCAAATTACATGGACTAGTCCTAATAATTTAGGAACTATTCCTGCCGCATACATTTCAAATTTACGTGTGACTGCAACTACGAATGTGCCTAACAGCACTATTCTTTATACACTGACTAGCGGAAGTTTACCTCCAGGACTAACACTAAGTTTAGATGGCGAAATTGTAGGAACACCTAATCAGTATTATAATCCAAGTACTGGCGAACTAGGATTAACAACATTTGACGGCGGTACGTGTGTATTCGACTACGGTGAAACAACTGTAGATACAACTTATACCTTTACTGTAACTGCTAGTGATCAATATCAGTATAGTTCTTTACCAAAGACTTTTACAATTTCATTAAGTGCGCCTAATAGTGTTCCTTATAGCAACATTACAACACAACCGTTCCTAGCACCAACACAACGTAGTGCATGGAAGGCATTTATTAATGATTCAACTATCTTTACACCTAGTGATGTTTACAGAATTAGTGATCCAAATTTTGGAGTACAGACTAGTTTAACAATGTTAGTGTATGCAGGGATTGAAACCGAAGTGGCCGCGGCCTATGTCGGTGCAATGGGATTGGGATTTAAACGCAAACAATTTAAATTTGGCGAATTAAAAACTGCTACCGCTGTTGATCCTGTTACCGGAGAAAGTATCTACGAAGTTGTATATGTACAAATGATAGATCCGTTAGAAAGAAACGGCAAACATTTACCTTTAAGTTTTAAAACTAACAGTACCGAATCAGATACGATTACTGTCGACGAAAGTATTCTAAATGCAAGACCTTTGTATGAAATTACAGTAGATAGTAGCGGATACCAAGCTAGTAATCCAAATACCGATACATATTTCCCAAGTAGTATTACTAATTGGCAAGAAAGATTAAGTAATGTAGGGTTAACTGAACGCAATTACTTACCGTTATGGATGCGTAGTATACCATCCGGCGAAAAAGCTCAACTAGGATATGTGCTGTGTGTACCACTTTGCTTCTGTAAACCAGGTACAAGTAGCACTATTTTAACAAACATCCAATTTAGCGGGTTCAATTTTAACACGCTAGATTATACCGTAGACAGATTTACAATCTCTGCTGTCACCGGTTACACAAGCGATAAATACCTTATATTCAGAGACGATAGGATAACCGTATGACAAGTGCAATAACACCAAACACCATTTCAGCAAACTTTCCAGTAGAAGGACAGGATAATCCAAGCCAAGGATTTCGTACCAATTTTGGTGCAATCGCTAGCAATTTTACAACTGCGGCTTCAGAAATTTCTGCACTACAATCTGTAGCGTTATTAAAAGCTGATTTGGCTACACAATCAACTCCGGTTGTTAATAACTTACTTGGAAGCACTATCAGCAATGGTTTATATCAATTGTTTTCAGGAACAATGTATACTGCAAGCGGAGTTAGCGGTGCAGTTAACATTGACCTAAGTCAAGGTGCTGTTCAGAAATTTACATTGTCTGGAAACACAACATTAACATTTGCAACTACTGGTTCTACTACTGGTTTTCCAAACTACACAGGTGTTCCAGCAGTTTACAGTAGTGCAATTATTTTAATTCAAAGCGATGGCACAGGTGTTTATACTCCAACCTTTGCTACCACAGGCGGTACAATTGGTTACGATACAAGTTTTCCAATTAATCCAAGTACTGGAACACCGGGTATCAATGTTGGTGGTGAAAGTCTGGCGTCTGTTGCAGTATCCAATGCTGGATCAGGCTACACAAGTTTAGTTACAATTAGTTTTAGTGGTGGAAGTCCTTTAACTAATGCTATTGCTCCAACTGCTACTGCTTCATATACAGTTGTTGGTGCAAGTGCAACTAACTTAGGAATTTTTACTGCGGCTTCTACACTAAGTCCTACTATTGCTACAACCGGTGCAAGCGGGACAGGCGCTACTGCTACATTGACATTTGCAAATACTCAATCAACTAACGTACCACCATACGCTGTTGGACAAACTATTGTTGTTTCAGGTGTTACTCCAACTACCTATAACGGTACATTTATTGTTACTGCTTGTACATATAACTCAGTAAGCTATGCTAGTACTGCGGCAGGTAGTCAAAGTGTTGCTGGAACAATATCTGGAGGTGTTGCTGGTAACGGATATGCCCTCAATGACTTAGTTGCATTAAGTTCTAATACTAGTGTTATCTTTAGTGTTGAAACTTTGGCAACAACATTCACAGCAACAACCACATCTTCTAGTGCTACTTTAAATAATATTTACAATTTCACTAACTTAGTCACTGGTATGGCCATTAATGGTGTTGGTATTCCATCAAATACTACTATTTCAACAATTAACATAGGCTTCCCAGGTTCGATTATTATGAGTAACCAGGCTACTATTACAAGTTCTGGTAGTATTGTAGTTACATACACTAGCAATACAGGACCAATCGGAACACTAAGTTCATTCCCAACAGGCACTTTAGCAACCCCTGTGTCTGGCCTACGTTCATTTATTACATTAACAGGTGCTGGTTCTGGAGCAAGGCTAGCTGTAAATTGCGGATTAGGTGCAATTACTGTTACTAACCCAGGCGATGGCTATACTTCTGTTGCACCGACTGTTAGTGTTACAGGCGGCGGTGGTACTCTTGGACAAGCTACTGCTATTTTAACTAGCGGTACACAACTAAAAACTCAAATGGTTCAAGCGTGGACCATCAATGGCGGAGCGAATGTTTATCTACGTTACATGGGACAATACTAATGCATCCGTTAGTTAATGATTTACAGGAAATGAAGGATTCCGAAATCGATGCTAAGATCAATGATCTTACTCAAAAATATTTTATGACTAGGAATCCTGGTCTCCAAGCTCAAATGGTTAGCGTTTTGGAGACATATCGCGAAGAACAACGCAAGCGTCAACGTCTTGCTTTGGAAAAGATGATGGCTAACCGTGATAAAAGTCTTGACAAACTAATCAACGTCAAGTAAACTACAGGCTATGCGCCTAGATAAATTCGGTAATCCTATTTTTAATTCATTAGATATATTCAAAGCCCTCTATCAGGGTAAATTAACCAATCTCAAAGATCTTACAGTAGATTATACTGAGGATATTGAGCAGTTAGAGCAAACTGCTGGATTTACTTTCCAAAGATTTAACGAGCAGTTGGAATCTATCGATATTGCAGACTTCGATCAAGCACTTCAAAGTGATTGGTTTATGCCTGCCGAGTACAGAGATTTTGATGTAGAAGATTGGTGCTTGCAACGCTGTACTACAGACGAGCAACGTAATCGTGTTCGAGACGAAATGGCGGCTTATAATGAACGCGGTATGCTTCCGTTGTTGCAATGGTGCAAACATTTTGTAGATACTTGTAATGAAAATGGTATAGTTTGGGGTGTAGGCCGCGGATCTAGTGTGGCGAGCTTTGTATTATTCTTATTGGGTGTTCATCAAATAGATTCAGTCAAATATAATTTAGACTGGCAGGAATTCCTGAGATAAGTAGTACTATAATCGAGGAGATTAAAATGGCAAGTAAACAAATTTATAAAACAGCAAGAGGCAAGGAAGTCGACATGATTAAACTTGTTAAGCAAAATGAAATGGCCGTTGCTGTAGGAAATGCAAAAGTAAATGCCCGTGGCGATAAACTAGGCCCAGGCGGACAAATTGTCAAACGCAGAGAAGAAATTATTGCAGAAGGCGCAGGCTCTGGCATTCCAAACCAAGTAAACGTTCGTCCAGAACCAACACCTACACCCGCACCTGCTTCTACAAAGAAGAATATTGCAAATCAAGATCCGGAAGGAAATGAGTAATGGCTGAATCAAAAGGTGTAGGTTGGGAAGGCATCAAGCCTAAAGTAACAGGCAAACTAATCCCAATCCGTGACAACGTTCTTATTACCGATATGGAATTCGGTGAAAGAAAACTTGGTATGTTTGTATTACCAAGCGATGATGGTAAGAGCGAAGGTGTTCGCCATCGTTGGGGTCGTGTTTATGCAATCGGTCCTGAACAAAAAGATGTTAAAGTCGGCGATTGGATCTTACTAGAACACGGTCGTTGGACACGTGGTATTACTGTAGTTGAAGAAGATGGTTCAGAAATTACTGTTCGTCGTGCAGATATCAATGCCATTCTAATGGTTAGCGATGAAAAGCCCGGCGAGAACTATATGAATACATATGGTGCTCATTCAAAAGTTCAACACCAAGAATGGGATCCTGCACAGTTCTCCGGTCCGCAGTTTTAATTAAATTCACCAAACTATTACAGGACTATTGACTAGTCCTGTTTTCACCTGTACAATAAAGAAAACTAAGGAATCTTATGAAAGAATTATGGGTAGAAAAATATCGTCCTAAAACAATAGACGGTTATGTTTTTAGAGATGCACATCAAAAAGAACAAATTGAAAAGTGGATTAAAGATAAAAGCATTCCGCATTTATTGTTAAGCGGTAATGCAGGTATTGGTAAAACTACCTTGGCTAAGATTCTCTTTAATGAATTAGAAATTAACGATTTAGATATTTTAGAAATTAACGCAAGTCGTACTAACTCAGTTGAAGATGTGCGTGATAAAATTGTAAACTTTGTCCAAATGATTCCGTTTGGTGATTTTAAGATTGTCTTACTAGATGAAGCAGATTATTTGTCTCCAAATGCTCAAGCGGCATTGCGTGGAGTTATGGAAGAGTATCACACTACTGCACGTTTTATTCTTACTTGCAACTATCCTAATCGTATTATTCCTGCCTTACATAGTAGATGTCAAGGATTTCATATTGAAAGGGTGGACATTACAGAGTTTACTGCTCGTGTTGCTACTATCCTAGTAGAAGAAAATATTGATTTCGATTTAGATACACTAGATTCTTTTGTCAAAGGAACTTATCCAGACTTGCGTAAATGTATCAATACCGTACAGATGAATAGTATGGATGGTAAATTGCACAGTCCTGAAAAAGGAGACACTGGACAAGCTGATTATAAGATTCAAATGGTTGAATTGTTTAAGGCAGGCAAGATTAGCGAAGCGAGAAAACTAATTTGTGGTCAAGTGCGTCCAGAAGAAATGGAAGAAATTTATCGCTGGTTGTATGACAACATCGAAATCTTTGGTGACGATGCTACACAAGAAAAAGCCATATTGCATATCAAAGCTGGAGCAACTGATCATACATTATGTATTGATCCAGAAATTAACCTAGCCGCTACACTAGTTAGATTAAGTCATCTGTAATGATCAAGTATTACCCTGTACCTATTACGGATCACGATTCGATATTAGGCAAAGATTTTAATTCAAATTTTGAAATAGAGATGAAGGAGTATTATGCTCCTTTCATCAAAAAGAACCGTAAAATACAGCTAGCTAAAGAAACTTGGGAGTATGGTGTTGCAGATAGTATTCCGGGAGCCGATTGGAAAGGTTCTGGTAATAGTGTTGTCGATGTTAAGGCACCCACGGCAGACTTGGATGTTAAAGGGCTGAGTTGTTCTAAATTAGGTAAGGAAACTACAGAGGCAAGTTTTTTACAAAATTTAGCAAAAGGTGCAGACGGATATAGTACTGCATGGGCTAATAGAGATTGGGTTACTCTTAAAAAGATTTTTGTCGATCCACTAGAAGGTAAACATAAAGATACAAAAAATTTACACTTGCTAGTTGTTGTCCGAACTAAAGATGATCTTGGAGTTCATTATGGTTTATTAAAAGCAGAAACTAATCCATTAGACGAAGCACAATTCTTATCAGAAATGACACAGCATGCCGGACGTAGTGTATCTATTCCTATGATAGATCCAACATTTGGTCGTACTTATATTTGTATAGCAAAACGTAGATTAGAAATTAGGATTGATACAGCAGGGTTTGGTCCTTACTTACAATTTTCTCATTACTCAAAATGAAAACCGCCCCTTGAGGCGGTTTTTACTGGACTGGATAGTTAACTATCAATCTCCATACACAGCTAACACCTCCTTCACTGCGTTATGGCGTTCAATGTCCTTGGCATCAAATTGTACTATGTCAAGATGTTTTAGTACAGGATGTCCATCTAATAATTTACAAAAATCAATCAAGCCATTATCTTTTAATCTATCAGCTTGAGCTAAATCGCCTGTCACTACCATCTTAGACCCTTCTCCTAAACGGGTCAGTAGCATCTTCATTTGATTTACTGTGGCATTTTGCATTTCATCTGCTACGATGTATGCGTTTTTGAATGTGCGTCCACGCATGTACGCAAGTGGGCTTATCTCAATAACTCCATCCTCCAGCATTTTGTTAATGTCTTTTTGTTGATAATAATCCAAGAAGACGTCAAATATAGGTCTTGTCCATGGTGCCATCTTTTCATTTAAGTCACCTGGTAAAAATCCTAAATCTTCATCTACGGAAACGGCGGGTCTTGTCACGACGATTTTGTCAACGATACCATCTTGGTACATCTTAATACCGTGCTGAACTGCTAGCATGGTTTTACCCGTGCCGGCTGGACCAATAGCAAAAACTATGCTTTTACTATCGTCTTGTAGTTTCTGGATATAAGTTGCTTGATTAGCATTTCGTGGGTGTAAACTCACGCGATGCTTCTTTTGGGGAAGGTATTGCGGAAAATCGACAATGTTAACTTCTGATGTAAAACGCTTTTTCACTCGTTGTTTACTCATCTAGTTGTGCTCCTACTCTTACTGTAAAAGTAGGACTTGTAGTGACCGCCTTTGATAACTACAGAGGTCCTACACTATTATTTAACGTATTCCTAAAATAATAAACTGATACTGTATGATTTCAAACCAGCTAAATAAGTGTAGAAGACTCTAGGATTGACAAATGCACCACGACATATTAGATGTTATTAAAAACATACAAGAACTATACGAAAACAACAGTAGCCTTGCGGTTTTAAAGGACTTTGAACGTGTTTTCGAAGAGATGGACGTATACGTATATGAAAACTGGATCGATGGTGAATTAGCATATGGCCCTAAAGTAGACCGTCATTGGATCACAGCTGGCTTTATGTGGCCTAAAGATAAGATGCCTAATCCTGTTGCAGGTAAGCGTTTAATGGAATTAGGTTGCAAAGTAACATATCAAAAAAGCCATTTGTTAGAACCACGTAAAATTAAGAGCCCACAAGATTTACGTCCTAATAGTAAGAAGGGTAAATTAGATCGCAAGCCTATTTGGATTGTTGAAGTACAAATGCCTAAACATATTGCATTTGAAATTTATCAAGGTTATATGCATAAGATGAAAGGTAAGAGCGATGACAAGATGTTGACTAACGATAAAGGTCATCAGTCCGCTCAAACACAACAAGCACCGGCTCCAGCACCAGCGCCAGCACCTGCTGGAGCACCTGCACCAGGCGGAGCACCAGCAGGTGGAGCACCAGGCGGAACAACTCCAGGTGGAGCACCAGGCGGAGCAGTGGCATGAAGTTAGATGAAAATTTAAGAGCAGGTGATTTAAGAAACTTAGTTAAAAAAGTTTTTGACATCGATGCCTACAAAAGTAAAATTGGTGAAGACGAAGACATTTGTGTTTTAAGTTTCACTGTTGACACAGAAGAACCTGCCAAAGATTTAGAAAATTTCTTTGAAATGGGTTACCCATTTGTTTTAGATTCAGATGTAACTCCTGGTGAGTTGGATGACGGCAAATATCGTGTTTATGTCGAACTTGAAAGAACTCGTCACATTGGTAAACAGATTTTTGAATTAATTGAAGGTGTTAAAAAACTAACAGGCATGGAAGACATGCGCTTTCGCTATTTTAAAAACTTTAAAAGCGAACCAGCTACCCTTGAAAATTTAAGTGCGGCTGTTCCTAAAGATAAAAATTCTTATAAAGTAGCAAGCCAAGAACATCCTTTAAATAATTTTAGCGAATTCTTTAAACGTAGTTTTGCAGATAGTATTGTTGTTCTTGATGAAAGCATTACATTTAAAAGAAAATTCAGCGGTGAAGTAACATTTAACATATTAGAAAGCGGACCTAAAGCAGTAATACATAGCACAATTAAAGGTCCAGTTTTATTAGAAAGCAAGGACATGGCAGAAGTCATGTTCTTAACAAAAGTTATCGGAAACTATAACATAGTTAAAGTCAAAGATACATTTATATTTGAAAACGGCGATTGGGCTGTTGCACTAGAGAGGAAATAATGGCAGATTCATTTGATTTCGATTTTACACTACAACAATTTTCAGAAATTGTATTGCGTAACCCCTATGCTGATCATTGGCACGAAGCGTTATGCAAAGTATTGCCTGATTATGATATTACAAGCAAGATGCGTGTAGCACATTTCTTAGGACAAACAATGGTTGAATCAGCGGGCTATACTGCAATTCAAGAGAATTTAAACTATCGTCCAGAAACATTAATGAAAGTATGGCCTCACTATTTCCCAACAATGGAAATAGCTAACCAGTATGGCCATCAACCAGAAAAGATTGCTAACAGAGCATACGCTAATCGTATGGGCAATGGTCCTGAAGAGTCAGGCGATGGTTGGAAGTTTTGTGGTCGCGGTCTAATTCAGATTACTGGTAAGGACAATTATAGTCGTTTTGCCGAAAGTATCGATACACCGCTAGATCAAGTTCCAGAATTTTTAAGCACTTTTGAAGGTGCTATTCAATCAGCTTGCTGGTTCTGGGAAGCTAACAACCTAAATGCACTTGCAGATGCAAATGATACACTAGCATTAACTAAAAAAATTAATGGTGGTACATTGGGTCTAGCAGAACGTACAAATCATACACAACATGCATTACAAGTACTAGGTGCTTAATATGTGGCAATTTCAATGGATGTTAAGTCTTATTCCTGATGCGATTTTAAATTGGATCTACTGGGCTATAATTGCCGTAGGTCTTACAGGTATGATTGCAAGTTGGGTTGGAAGACTAATTCCATTCTACGGCAAATACGCAGGAATATTAAAACCTATTGGAATTGCATTAGTAATTTTAGGCGTATGGTTACGTGGCGGGTATGATGTCGAAATGGCATGGAAAGCGAAAGCGGCTGATCTTGAATCTAAAGTAGCCGTGTCTGAACAAAAAAGTAAAGATGCTAACGAACAATTAAACAATGCATTAAAAGGAAAAACTAAAGTGATCCATGATGTGCAAGTTGTTGTTAAAGAACATATTGTACATGATGCTTCAGTAATAGATGCAGAATGTAAACTTGCACCAGAAGCAGTTAAAGATCTCAACGAAGCCGCATCAAACAAAATAGGCGATGTAAAATGAAGCGTTTATTAATTATTTTGTCTATTGTTATACTTGCAGGATGCAGTACGGCCGTTCCTGTACAACGTCATTTTCCAGACGTACCAGAAGATATGAAACAAAATTGTCCAGAAATAAAATTAATTCCGCCTGGAACTACCAAATTGAGCGAAGCAGTTGAAGTAATTAGTGAAAACTATGGAAGTTACAATGAGTGCAGAGTTAAAATAGATGCATGGATCGAGTGGTATAGTACCCAACAAAAGATATTTGATAGCGTCAAATAAATAGTAGTATAAAATTAGGAGCGAGCATGTCAGAAGAACACATGAGTCAAAGCGAAAAGAAAAAAGAAGATTGGATGAACAGTAAATGGCGTCCGATGATGGGCTGGATGTATATGCTAGTCTGTACTATGGACTTTGTAGGATTTCCAATCCTATGGAGTTTGTTACAAGCGATGTCGCATGGACAAGTTAATAGTCAGTGGCAACCGTTAACACTTCAAGGTGCCGGTTTATTCCACGTTGCGATGGGTGCAATTATTGGTGTAAGTGCATACGGACGTACACAAGAAAAATTAAATGGCGCTAACAATGGCGGGTTAAGTATGCCAACTAATGCTGGAACAACATATACTCCACCTGCACCAATAACTCCAGTAGCAACTCCTGCTCCTGTAGTAACTCCAACACCAGTAGCAACACCTGCTCCTGCTGTAACTGCACCAACTAGTTCGGTACCAGCACCAACTTTTAGTAGTACAGGGCACAAAGTATTCCCAGCAAGCCCACAACCAGCACTATAAGGAAATTGAAATGAAAAAGTTTTTAATTGCGTTAAACATTGTAGTTTGGAGTATTGTATGTTTCGAAGTAGCACATGCAGAACCAGCTAAAAAACCAGTAGCCGCAAAGAAGGCTCCGGCCAAAAAAGAAGTTAAACATCACAAAAAATTCGAAGGCGAAGCAATTCCGACAAAGAAAAAGTAATTCAAAATCTTGACAGGCTTCATTTAAGATAGTATAATTACTATATTATTTGGAGCTTTTTTACGACTATGACTGATTACTACCAAACACTAGGTGTTAGCGAAACTGCTAGCCCAGACGAAATTAAAAAAGCCTATAGAAAATTGGCTAATCAGCATCACCCCGACAAAGGTGGGGATCAAGCCAAATTCAAAGATATTAGTGTTGCATACGAAACTTTAAGCGATGCACAAAAGAAAGCAGAGTACGACCATCAACGTCAGTATGGTGGACAACAATTTCACTTTAATACAGGGAATCCATTCCAAGGCGGTTTTGATCCGTTTGGAGGTGCGTTTGCCGGAGCATTTCCTCAAGGACATCCATTTGAACATATTTTCGGACGTCAGGGCGGATTTAGACAACCACAACGTAATAGAGATCTGAACATTCAATGCACAATAAGTTTTTTAGATTCTTATAACGGTAAACAAGTAGAAGCCAACTATCGATTACCAAGTGGAAAGAACCAGAATGTAGTTATTAATATTCCGCCAGGTGTGAATAACGGAGATACCATTCGTTATCCAGGACTAGGTGACGATAGTTTGCCAGGTGCACCTCGCGGTAATCTTAATGTTACTGTTTTAGTTCAAGCAGATCACAGATACGAACGTAGAGGTGATGACATTTATCACGCTGTAGAAATTACTCCAATCGAAGCTATGGTTGGTTGTAAAAAACAAGTTAGCAATTTAGCAGGGCAAATGTTAGATTTAGAAATACGAGCAGGTATAGAACATGAAACTGAATTTGCAAGCGGTGGCAATGGCTTTCCAAATGTAAATACTGGGTACAGAGGACGGTTTGTTACAACTGTGAAAATTAAAGGAACACCTGTTATTGATCCAGTTATCGTAGCTCAACTGAAAGATATAGATGCTAAAATTAGTCAAAGAACCTGATCCCATATTAAAACAACGTGCCGAAGATTGGGACTTCGGCTTAGACGCCAATGCCGATCAAGTCGAAGACGAAATGATCGATATTATGATTGCAAATAACGGAATAGGACTTGCGGCAAATCAAGTTGGTTTGCTAAAAAGAGTTTTTGTTATTAAATTAGAAAACGGTCGTAGATTGGCAATGTTTAATCCTCGTGTTGTTTCAGCCAGCGAAGAACAACAAACAGACGAAGAAGGCTGTTTGAGTTTTCCAGATTTGTTCATAACTGTTAATCGTCCAAAAACAATTGATGTCGAGTTTCTTGACAAAAATGCACAAGAGTGTAAAATGACATTAACAGGTATTACAGCTAGATGCTTTTTACATGAACTGGATCACTTAGATGGTATCTGTTTTACAGAAAAAACAAGTATGCTAAAATTAGCAATGGCCCGTAAGAAACAACAAAAGATAAGGAACTATAATGGTCGAACCAAGTGATAACTTACAAGCAGTTTTCGAAAATGCTATCGATAGTGCTAAAAAATTACATCACGAATACTTAACAATTGAACATTTATTGTTTGCAATGTTGGGCGAAGATAATTTTAATGGTATTATTAAAGGATTTGGAAGCAACGTAGATGCTCTCAAAACTAATTTACAAGATTATCTACAAAATAAATGTGCAGAAATTACTGTACAAGATGTTGTAATCAAACCTAAAAAGACGCAAGCTGTCGAACGTGTACTTAACCGTGCATTTACACAGGTTTTGTTTAACGGACGTCAGCGTATTGAACCTACAGATGTGTTTATTGCCATGATGGGCGAGAAACGTAGTTGGGCATATTTTTATATTCACCAAGCTGGCATTGATAAAGATAAGTTTGCTGACTATTTAAACAATACAGTCGAGGAAGACGAAGCAAGCAATGATCCAGCACCGGGAGATGCTGGTAGTGGACGAGCACTTGCATCGTTTACAACTAACCTTAACGAAGCAGTTAAGAAGAATAAAATCGATCCAGTGATTGGACGAGTAGACGAATTAGAAAATATTGCACTTGCAATGGGGCGTCGTAGTAAAAACAACGTAATCCTTGTTGGAGATCCTGGTGTAGGCAAGACGGCTATAGCCGAAGGTCTAGCATACAACATAGTTAAGGGCGCAGTTCCAGATTTCCTCAAGGATTATACTGTTTATAACTTGGACATCAGTGCTATGTTAGCAGGTAGCAAGTACCGTGGAGACTTTGAAGAACGATTTAAAATGGTTCTAAAGGCTTTGGCTAAGAAGGGCAAAACTGTCTTGTTTATCGATGAAGCACACATGATCAGCGGTGCTGGTAGTGCAAGCAATAGTGCCAACGACCTTGCTAATATGATGAAGCCTGCGTTGTCTAAGGGCAATATTAAAGTTGTTGCTAGTACAACATGGGAAGAATATCGTAAACACTTCGAAAAGGATCGTGCGTTGATGCGTCGATTCCAACGCATTACTGTTGACGAGCCTACACAAGAAGTAACACTACAAATTCTTAAAGGTATTAAGAAGTATTATGAACAATTCCATAATACTAAGATTAAAGACGATGCATTGCAAGCCGCAATTAAATTGTCAGTTAAGTATCAAACAGATAAAAAGTTACCAGATAAGGCAATTGACCTAATCGACTTGGCATGCAGTCGTTTTAATTTGAAACTTTCAGAGGATCGTATTATCACTGAACGTGAAATTCAATACGAACTTTCTAAAATTGTTAACATGCCCGAAGAAAAGATTATGGAAACAGAAAGTTCCAACTTGTCTTCGCTACAAGATAATCTAAACAAGGAAGTTTATGGGCAAGAGCTTGCATTGACTGAAGTTGTTGATAAGATTATGGTTGCACAAGCTGGTCTTAAGACTGAAAATAAACCAGTCGGTAGCTTTGTATTCATGGGGCCTACTGGAACTGGTAAGACTGAGACAGCTAAATCGCTTGCTAAACACTTGGGTGTTAAACTATTGCGTTTTGATATGAGTGAATATCAAGAGAAACACAGTATTAGTAAGTTAATTGGTAGCCCACCAGGATATGTTGGCTTTGAAGAAGATGCTGGACAGTTGATTACACAAGTTCAAGAAGCTCCTAATGCTGTATTGTTGTTAGACGAAGTTGAAAAAGCACATCCAGATGTAATGACTGTGTTGTTACAATTAATGGACAATGGTTTTATTACCGGAAGCAATGGTAAGAAAGCAGACTGCCGTAACATTATCCTTATTCTTACTACTAATGCTGGTGCTCAAAGTGCTGAGAAGAACGCAATTGGCTTTGGTAAACAAGATAAAGACTACAGCGATGCAGACTTGAAGAAGTTTTTAACTCCAGAATTCCGTAATCGTCTAGACGGTGTTATTACATTTAATAAACTTGGCAAAGATACAATGGTTAAAATTGTTAACAAGTTTGTTGATGAGCTTAAAGATCAAGTTAAAGATAAAGGTATTCGTATTAAGATTAACAAAGATGCTATCGAATGGTTAATTGAAAAAGGATTTGATAGCAAAATGGGTGCTCGCCCATTGCAACGTGTTATTGACAAGGAAATTAAACGTGACCTTGCTAAACTCATGTTGTTCGGCGATTTAAAATCAGGTGGTTGGGCTACTATTACAGTTGATAACGATAAGTTGGTTATTGTTGCTAAAGCTAAAGAACCCAAAGTTCCGCTATTAACTGTTGATTCAACTATAGAACTAGTTACATTGCCAGATGGAGTATAAGACCACTACACGCTTATTTAGAGGAAAATACCAATACAAGATTGTGTTGGTATGTTCCGGCGCGAGTTATTTTAGAAATGACCTGGATAGTGCGCTTGATACCTTAAAAAAGATTACATTAACTGCTAAATCTCACCATATTAAGACTCAAGAGGACTTGGACTACGCATTTAAACTACATAATGCATTAAGCAAAATGAAAGACATAGATGTTCGTGTCGAAAGTCCTTGGATCAGTATCTATACTAACAACAAAAAAGATACAGAAGTACTAGCAAAGATTAGCGAAGATAATGTGAAATATATCAGTGTTCCTGCCGGTAATTTAGAAGAAGGAACGGTGCTAATGCCTAAGATGGACTTTGAATTCAGAGTTACATTGGGCAAAACTACGCAAGAACATAGTGCATTTATCGAATGGGCTGAGACAAATCCTAAAGTTAAACTCACTAAGAGTTGCATTAAGGACTTGCTAAGACCGCGCACATGGGGTGGAAAACACTTCTATATCACAGGTAACAACAATCTTTTACTAGCAAAAATGCACTTGGGCGGCAGTATTGCTAAAGTAGAGCGCATTGTTAAAAAATAAACTCGTAGTAAAAGCGATAAATACTCTAACCGCAGAGTTTTCTGCTGATTTATTTTAACGGGCTTAAAAATGCGTATACGTGAACTATTTGAAGGTTCTTTTTTTAAAGATTCTGACTTTGTAATGCCAAGAGAAGATGGCTCCCGTGAGATTAACTATGACCTTGCAGAAGACCTAGTACATTTCATGGAAAACGATGATCATTGCTATCGTCGTTATTTGTACCCAGCTTTAAGTGAATTTTTAGATTTAAAAGAAGGTAAGAAAGATCCTAAACCCGAAATCTTTAAAAAGGCTGTTGAAGAGTCTTATAAAGTTTATATTAAAAAATTTCCTATTCGTGAACTTCCAGACGACATAAACGAAGATACACTTAGCCAGGCATGTGAAAAATTGTATGACGAACATACAACACATCATTCTAACGGACGTTATAAGGACTAAATGTGTTTTTAAGAGAGCTATTTTTTCGTCAATCATCTGCTATCAATGAAGGCGGCAACCTAAGTATCGGCGATGCAGAAAAAGGCGAGCCAGTACACTACGCAGATAAAATTAATTTAGAAGTACATAACCGTACATACATGGTTGGACTTCTAAATAAGTTGCTACACGACATTAATGCGGCGTTCCATAAACAAACTAAAAAGAATTTATGGGAACCTAAACTACTATCTAGTAAAGAATTCCTAAGCGGAAGTAGTTTACACTTTTTTAATACAGAAGGTATTAGTGACGAAGAGTTTGCTAAACATAAACCAAAAGTTGGCGACATCGATACACAATGCGATAGAGATTTAGAGCCATTAGTTAAAGATTTTTTAACAAAACATACAAATAAAAAAATAGGCGATACAACTTTTTTAGGGTTTGGTGCAGGTAACGAACAATATAACGGTCTATTCCAGTTTGCTAATCCTCCAATTAAAATTCAAATCGACTTTGAATTTGGAGGATACGAAAACGGAGTTCCTAATGATTGGTTCAAGTTTAGTCACAGTTCTGAATGGAGCGATGTAACTAACAATGTCAAAGGTGTATTTCACAAATATCTTTATCGAGCATTAGCAGGTGCGATTAAAGTACACGCTCATGTTAAAACTTCTGCTGGACGTGGTAAGGCTAAGGTCACAAACGTAGCACCAGATCATGTTTCAAAATATTCGTTTGGTGTATCAGGTAAGCAAGGCGGTGGTCTAAGCGAACCTTACGGACCGGCAGATGACGAAAAAACTGGTGAACCCCAGACATTACCTCATCCAGAAAATCCGCAACAACAATTACCGGTGGTGCAACCAGTAGCCGCACCAGAACGAGCATACGACCAAAATTTAGCAAGTCAGTTTAAAAAACTGTTTTTAAGACACAATCCTAACGCAGAGCCTAGTCCAGAAGATTTAAAATTACAATGGAGTTTTTTAGGTACTGTTGATTTAATAGGAAAATATCTAAATCAAAAAGAACAACAAGAAACAGTACAACGTTTCTTTGAAATTTTATTTGAGCCAGGTGCTCAAATGATTGAACGTGACGATCCACAGGGCGATGCCGCAATTAAGTTTTCTGCCGTTGATCAGATGTTAGAAAAACTTGGATTACAAAATCTAAGACCAATTGCTGTTGAAATGGCAAAAGAATATGAAGGCGAATTTTTAGATTTAGAAAAATTCAAACGTGAATATCAGCCAACACAAGATCAAGCTGGTAAGAAGTTACAATACGGCAAGCATAGAAAAGACGCAATTGCCGCAGGTACGTGGCCAGACTGGAGAAGTCCAGCTCAACCAACTGAACAAATTAATGAGGCAGAAGTTAAAGCTCAACTTAGAAAAAATATGCCTCATATGAAAGATCTAAAAGCTATTGACTTCTTAGATCTAGTAGACGAATTACATCAAGGTAACGGACAATTCCATTTAAAAAATATTCCGTTAAACGTTAAAGTAGACGGATTCGGTGGACGTTTTGGTAAAGACTCAGAAGGCAAGCCTTTCATGGGTACTAGTAATACTGCTCCTCGATATGAAGCAAGTTTTTTAAAATATCATCAAGCTAAAGGTACGCAAGATCCTGAAATCTTAGGCCGTGCTAAAATGTTTGACGACTTGTTTAACGAAATGATTAAAGCAGTTAAACTAGTCGACGATGCCGCAGGCCCAGAGTTGCTTATGAATAAGCAAGTAACTTGCGAAGTATTGTTTTTACCATTTGCCACAGAAACTCCAGAAGGCAAATTAAAATTTGTAGGTATACACTACGACAAACTTCCTAAAGGTGTACAATTAGCACTAGTACCATTCCGTGTAGCAGATGCAACTACTGGTGAAGATGTTCCAGATGCTGGCAAGATTATTAAAACTATTACTAGCATTGGACAGCAAGGAAGTGTAATGTTCATTAGTAATTCACTTACACAAAATAAACCTTTAGATGTAACTGAAATTATCAATGTTCTAGATAATATTGATGAACTTAAACGCATTGTTTCAGATACACACGGCAAACGTGACCGTGCTAGTGTACAATTAAGAAAAGAAGTTGAAGAAAAACTAGCTCCTGTTAAATTAGAATTAGAAAAAGCAATTATCAACGATCCAAATATCGTTGGTAAAGACTTGTTAGGTAAAGACTATGAAGGTATTGTTATTAATAGTCGATTAGGTCCTATTAAAATTACTAGTCAAGAACAGCGAGATGTTATTAGTGCTAAACTAGCCGCTAAGGCAAGTGCAAGACAAGAGCGTCCTCGCGAAAATTCTAACAAAACAGCAGTAGTAGCCATCGGGTCTTTTGTTGGACATATTGGACACGAACAGTTATTTGATTATACGATTAAAAAAGCACAAGAAGTAGGTGGTGATCCATACTTGTTTATTGGAAATGCTGAAGGTAAAAATGATCCAATACCAACAAGTGTAAAAGTACAAACATGGCATAAAATGTATCCGCAATATGCAAAACAGATTAGTACTGTTACGCACGAAGGCGGTACATTAATGCAAAAGATTAAGCATGAATTAATTAATCCGTTGCCAGGAAAACCTCCACGTTACGATAATATTATTATTATGGTCGGTGAAGATCAAGCAGGCATGAATATTGCCAATGCATTAATGAAATCTGTTAATAAATTCCAAGGCTACGAACACGTTAAAGTTAGTTTAGAAGCTACTCCACGCGGCACTGGTATGAGTTTTAGTCAATTAAGAAATATTCTTAAAGATCCTAAAGCTACACCACAACAACAACTAGCGTTATGGGAAAAAGGGTTCGATGTTAAAAAATTAGGTCGCGAATGGATTTTACATTTAATGGACATAACACGTAAAGGCATGGGGATTGCTAAACCGCACACTTCTCCTAGCGGAGTTCGTACTAATATGAGTCCAAAAGATGACGACTATGCTATCAATTATGGTCCTAAAGGTCTGGCTAAACCTAAACACCCAGCTCATAATCCGCCTGCCGAAGAACCGCTAAATATAAAAGAAGCAAATTATTGGATTAGAAAAATGAGAGCTAGAGACTTTATTAACGAGGGTGATATACACGCTGACTTTACAAAGATGGATACCGATGCCGCTTCTGCCGCTATCAAGGGCGGATTAAGTATACCAGGCATTAGTCAAAACAAATCTAACGGAAGTCCTTATCAAGGTTATCGCTTTGGTATTGCTATGGCTGTTGCAGACGGTAAAGGCACTAACCACATTCCTCCAGCAGGACCTATGGCTGGAGATCCTTTGCTATCAGTATTCACAGATGAAGAATACGAAATAATCCAACAGGCCGCTAAAGATACGCTAGCTGGTCCAATTAAAAAATTAAGCAGTATGCGTAGCGAAGAAGTAGCCGATACAAATAAAATTAGTCCTGTTGCAAAAGTAAAACGCAACAAGTATGGTGTATAATGAGAGCAAAAGAATTTATTTCTGAAAACAAAGGCCAAAAAGTTATATACAAGGCCAAAGATCACACTCACGGAAAGTTAGGAGTGCCTAACGACGGAGATCCGCATGATGTTCACAGCCGTTCAGAAGGTAACACAGAATACGGAAGTGCTCGAGATAAACTAAATCCAGAACAGTTCAATGCTATGCCAGGACCGATCGGTGTTGAAATCGATAATAACCCTTACGGTATGTATCGTTTAGGTGTTAGTATTGCGGCAGGCGATCGTAATATTCCAGGTAAAGACCGTTTAGGTCAAGAAGGTCTGATCATGCCATTTAGTCCTATAGAACACGACTATGTTGTACAACAGGCTAAACGACATGGACTTAAAGTTGATAGACTAGGAACTCCTACTAGCGATGAACCTGGACAAAATAATACAGTAAGCCCAGTGGCTAAACCTAAAAGAAACAAATACGGTATATAATGGAACATAACAAGTATCATTTAGCTCTTAAAACAGCATTTGCTAGTGAATTTAGTTTTTATCTAAAGGCACATAACTTCCACTGGAACGTAGAAGGTCCGTTGTTCACACAACTACACGGATTATTCGGAACTATATACGAAGAAGTATACGGAAGCATAGATACATTTGCAGAACAATTACGTGCATTACAAATATACACACCTGCAAGTTTACAAAAGTTTAGTATGCTAACTAATGTTCGTGACGAAAACGAAGTTCCAGATTTTCAAACAATGTTGCGTGAATTACTAGAAGATAGCGAAAAAATGGCTAATATTTTCCGTATTACTTTTGAAATGGCAGAACAAAATGGCGATCATGGATTAAGCAATTTCTTAGCCGACCGTCAAGATGCACATAAAAAGCATAGCTGGATGTTAAGAG